GGTGGTTCCACACCAGCCGGGGCTCCGACTTGACCGCCACACTGGCCGCGATGGTGTCATACAGCGTCTTGCCGCTGAGGGTGCCGTCCTCGTCCACGTCCAGATAGTCACCCACCTTCACGCCGCCCAGCTGGTCCGCCGTAGCAGGCGGCAGGGTGTACGGCGTGCCGAACTTGGCGTCGGCCTGGGCCTTGGTGTAGTAGTCGGAAAGGTCCGCTTTTTGAATACTATCCTTCCACGACTTCGTGTCACTGTCCCACGTCCAAATGGTGTCGGTGGTGCCAACGACCGCCCACCAGCCATTTTCGCCTATTGGAACAGCGGCTTTCAGAGCTTCCGGCGTGGCGTACCACCCCTGTGCACCGATGGTGATGGTGCGGACCTGCTCAAAGTATTCTTTTGTGCCCTGCAAATAAGTAGCAGACTGAGATTCCGAACTCTTTGAATTGGTTTCGCTTGTCTTGGCAGCAGCAGCAGACAAAGCTGCATTTTCGGAGTCTGCTTTTACAATTGCAGAAACGTCTTTTGCGGCATTTTTTGCAGCCTGTTCTGCTTTTGCACGTTCTTCCGCAGCGGAATTTGCCGCCGAAACGGCTTCCTCTTTTGCGTTGATGGCACCTGCAACTGTACTCAGCTCATTTAAAGTGGATGCGTTGATTGGTGTGCCGTCCTTTATGGGTTCGTCGTTTCGGACGAGCGTTACAATTTCAGACGACCCATCCTCACGGACTAACGTCCACCTGCCAGGATATTTTGATATGCGGTCTTCAAAAACCATATTGGTCCTCCCCAGCCATGTATTCGCCAGAAAAAGTAACGTAAGTTTTGGCGATTGATTCTATGTCTGACAAAATGCTTTCAAGTTGGTTCATTGTCTCGAATCCGAGCCTATCCATAGACGTAGGCGTCGGCGCAGTTTTGGCGTCTCCTGAGTTTTTAGAACGAATAGATTCGATATTCGACAGCCACCTAGTGGCATCTGACGTGGTAAGATACCCGTTTATGTCCCAGTCCGTCTTGACATCTACGTCCGCACCGAGAAGTGAAGCAAGCTCGGATATGCCGGTTTCTATTCTCGAAAAATCTCTGTAGTCAAGAGCCCCTTTCATACCGGAAAGCCACTCCGCTTTTTCCTCATCCGTCCAGGTCCCGTTCACGGCTTTACCATAAATGAACTTTAGGCGGTCAACATCGTCTTGGGTTCTGTCTGTAATCCAAATCGCCATAGTCCCTCCTTAAAGCAAAATCTTTTTGTAGTTACCGACTTTAGTCGTAGACGGAAGCGTAAAAGCGGGGCTGAACTTGTTGGAACTCCACGCGTTATACGATTCTGAATAGAAAAACGTCTTGCCTCCATTATTTGTTCCGAGACTGTATGTTCCAACAAGCTGGCCTTGAATGGGATTCCCGGAATAATCTCGCCATGCAGGGGAGCGTGACCATCTTTGGATAAGACGATTGACGGAATCATCATAAGACTGAACAAAAACATTTCGGGTTTGCTTTGGTAGTACAGAACCTTCTTTTTTAAAAAACGGGTTACTGCCATTTACATAAACATCTGCGTTTTTGTCTTCCGGGTCAAACATCTCATAAATAGACGGGAGAAAAACACTGCGAGAAAGCGTTCTGATTTCCGTAGTACTACCGCCTACCGTGTAATAGAAAGAGGTAATCCCCATTGCGGACTTGACGGTGTCGCTAAATCTGTTTGCGTAATCTCCCTTCAACAGCCTGTCGATGGAGCTTCCGTCGTATGTATTGACGTGCGTCTGGTTCCACACTGTTTCAGCAAGAGGTTCTTTCCTGATAAGAAGTGTTCTCCCCGGACCATTTAAGCCAGGCTCATACCCATGTTTTGCGACAACAAACTCTACATCCGCACCACTTTCTTGAATGTAAACAGACGATCCTTCCGGCATATCCGACAAAGACGGAGCCTGACTGATAACGGTACACTTTGCAGATACGGAAGACACGAAGGCTGTGACTACGGCATCTCCACTGGAAACAAAAGAAATGTCGCAAACAGAAACGCCGCCTTTGTTGGAAACGACGGAAATGGAAACAACGTCGGGAGGAGATGCTTCCCATCCGATTGCTGGGGAATCCTCTGAGGAAGGGACAAGCGTTGCGGTTAAACGAACGGTCTCTCCAGGAGCCACAAAAACGGAGTCCTTATCAAGTCTAAGGGCACTCGCACTTTCCACCATATATCCTTCCATCGTACCTTTAAAACATCCGTTAAAGGTATACTTGGCATCCGTAACGAGAACGTTCGATGCATATCCAAACTGATGGTTTGCTCTAACAAAAGACAACGCATCAATATGGGGGCTTGCACGAAATTCCAGGTTTACCTTTCTTCTGTTAGAAAGAAGTGCGTATGTTTCGGTCAACGCATTTTTTGCGCTAGAAGATATAGATTTCGATATAAGCGGATTATTGATGCTTTGGGTCGCTCCGTTCCCACTATCTCCGGCTGGATAAAACACGGATTCGCCGCCAACCTTACACGATACGTTTTTTATTTTTGTCGAAAACGTTATTTCTGGGTATTTAAAGCTATTCAAGAGCGATATTTCCTCAATACCAGACCTCGTGACTGGAACAAGAGGAACACGTTCAATGTGAATGACCCCATCTCTGGATTGGTAAAGAGCCATCCCGGCTGCGTTTGCAGCAAGCTGAAGAACGTCTGCGTTTTTATAAGAGGAAGCATCGGAGGAAATGTCGGAAGAATAGTTCTTTAATTCTTCCGAAATTTCGTAAGATATCCCGGAAACATCCAGAAGTTCCAATGCATCAAAGCACATCTGGTAAAGCGTTCCGCTTGTGTGCCCGGTATAAATAGAATCCTGGAGGAATGACAGAGCATCCCTGGCGTCAAACGATGCTGTTATGCCATTTGCTGGGATTGTCCATCCGGAAAGAAAGAACTTCCCTCCATCAATCCATTCGATTGAATTTCCCATGTCCATGCCATACTGAACAAAAACCTCTTGACGTTCGTAGAGATATTGGTAAAGACCTCCCGGGTTTACCGGGTTCCAACGCTGCTTGGAATTATCGACGGAAAACGAAACGGAATCCTTGGAAAGCTGACCGGAAACCGGGTCGCGTTTCGATTCGTGCGTATAGGAGAGCAAGTCTGCTTTGTTAAATTGAATACGTTGGCCGAATTCAACTTGTTCTACTCTAGCTCTACGGCCTTGGATGCACCATTCCAAAATTTCAAGGGTAATTGAATCATACCCAGAAATCTCAAAATCTACAGAGGATTCAACCGACTGGTTATCGTCAATTTGTTTTGACGCAACGAGCTCCTTTCCGCTATAAGCCGCCAACCTAAAAGATTTTGCAAATTCATTTAAAGCAGACGACCATATGATTGTAACCCCTGGAATTTTTTCAGAGTGAAGTTTGCTAAAAGAGAAAGTGATAATTGGATGGTTTGTGTCAGAAACACAATCCATACTTAAATACCCAGCGTTCTCGTATGGCTCTGAACCTGGGACCAAAAGTTTGCTCCCGTCAAGGACCCACAAATTAGGTTCTCCGGTGGCATAATTGGCCAAAGAAGCAGAATCCAGGTCTGTGACAGACAACGTGTTGCTGAATAAAGCCTGGTTGGAAGAGCTGGCAATGGCGTCTGCTTGGGCCTTATCGTCAGAGACGTGGTAAGTGATGCGAACAAACATCTCCGGAACAAGTGTCTTGTCGTATTGTTCAAGCCACTTGTCGGAAGGCAGAAAGCCCATAAATAATCACCTCTCTTAAACTTCAACCAGGCTAAGGGATGTCCCGACCCATCCCATAACGTTTCCGTTGGACGGGGAACGCCTCCACATTCCGGCGGTTCTATCGGAAACATACATTTGCCTTGTCGTGTAGCTTGCAGTTGCTTGGTTATAAAACCGAACAGTGCAGTAAAAGTTTGTGGTGAACGGCCCGATGACGTCCGCCCACTGTCTTGCGGTAAGATAATTCCATTTTAGGGAAATCTTCGCAACATCGTGCCGCACCACAGACCCAACGACTTTGCCTTGTACGTTTCGTCCAGAATCGACTATCGTGCTCGTTGTGGCATCGTAGGAGGAAGGCTCAGGCAGCTCTCTGCCATTTACTGTGACGAGAGATTGCATAAAACGTAAACCTCCTTAGTAGCTGTAAACTTCGTTTCCCATAATCTGGAACCCACGCTCAGACTGCCGTTTCTCAACGGACGCAGTGATTTGCTTACCATCAAGGTAAATCTTGAGCTCTTTCCCTCCGGTAAGCTCGTCTCCGTACCGCTGGAAGATGTCAAGGAATGCGTTATAACACCCATCGTGGACGGCACTACGAAGTTCTGCGGAGCTCGTTCCACTAGCGGAAGAAGTCGGGTAGTAGCTCCCAACAGATGTGGTAGAGCCGTTAGCAGAATCGTAATCGCTCGTACCAGGGTAGCTCGAGTAGTTATTGTCTACGGACGGGCTGGAACTTGTTCCGTGCTTTCCAACAAGCGTTCCGACAATTCCTGCAATTGCGGCTGCAATTGCGACGCCGCCAGCGATCATGATGACACCAGTTGGGATGCCAAGAGATGTCAAGACGCTGCCGATCGTCTGCAAGATGCCCATAAATGCAGCTCCAATTTGACCGATAAGCCCAGCAATGCCAGCAATGATAGACGGGAACTGGCTCAAAACGCCAGAAGAAAGGCCAATACTGATCGCCTTGCCGGATGCCGAGATTGGTCCAATCAGAGAAGAAAACGAGGACGCAATTTTACTTCCGAGACCGACGACCTGCGTGGAGATTTCGCCAAACTTGGATGTGATTCCATCCAAAATGTTCTTTCCAACAAGTTTTGCAGAAGAAAATACTTTGGAACCAACGGTCTTAAGAGCACTGGTGAGATTGGAGACCAAGTCAGAAGCGTAAGACTTGACCTGTTTTCGGTTCTCTTCCCCCATTGCCTTCCAGATAATGGCTGCTGTGTTTTCGGCGACGGTTTGGATATCGCCTTTCTTGACCGCATCAATCATGCCCTTAATCGTTCCGATAAAATCATTCTTCAGCCCGTTGTCGATTTCATTCCACTTTGCGTCGAACGTATTGACCATGTTATCAACAAAGCCATTTGCAACGTCTGCGCCATAGTCAATCATCTCGTTGCCCTTCTGCTGAACAGCGTTTGCCAGATTGGTCATAGCTTGTTCAACGTAAGGAAGTGCTGCGGTGATACCGTTTGCAAGGCCTTGGTTAATAAATTTACCAAAGCGCTCAAACAGAGCGGAGGGAGAGTGAATTTCAGTATCGGTCGTGAACTTGTCAATGATAGCTTTTGCAAGATTTGCCGCAGCGCCTTTTGCGGTTTCAATGCCGCTTTTGATACCATTTACGAGGCCCTGCCAAATGTTTTTGCCTGCTTCAAACATTTTGGAAGGAAGAGAAACAATAGCATTTGCAACGGCTGTTACCATATCGGAAGCAGCTTTTGCGGCATTTTTTGCCCACGTTTTGATATCATCGATAAATCCACGAACAGCTCTCGCACCGTTTTCAACGTGTTCATCGAGATGTACGAACCATGTAACAACATCCTTTACCCAATTGATAAGGTCAGCAAAACCAAGAACCGCCTTTTCGATGAAGTTACCGTTCATCTGAATATCAAGACGGTCGGTTTCACTCACTCCATTGGTAATCCATCCGACAAACACTCCAACATCGTGAATCAGCTGAGCAATGCCCATGACGGCATTCTCGATGAAATTACCGTTCATCTGTAAGTCAAGCCTATCGGTTTCGGAAACACCGTTCTGAATCCATCCAATAAAAATTGCGAAATCATTGATAAGGTTTCCGATGGCTGTAATTGCGTTACCTACAAAATCAGCAACTTTTTCGCCCATAGACTTGAAAGCGTTGAACCAGTCCGTTTCCATCTCAAAAGATTCTTTTTGGCTTTCGCTACCAAGGCCACGAACTGCAACAGTGATAGCTTCAAAACCAAGAACAGCAAGACCGGCTACAGGATGGCCACTAACAATAAGACCGATGCCCATAAGTGTTGTGATTAAATCGCCAACATCAAGATCAAGGTCTTTTACAACGTCAGAGATTGTTTCGAACGCAGAAGAAATGCCCTCCTGCCAACTTTCTGGAATGAGATTCCAGATTACTTGCTTTAAGTTGGAAAAAGACTCTTTCAGGTATTTGATGGATTCTCCGAGTTTTCCATCTGTGAGCGATATATTCCAACCCTGCCTAAGCCCTTCCGCAGCAAGGTAAATCATAGCTCGAACACGTTCAAGGCCTTTTCGGAACGCCTCACTGTTTTGGTATAGGTCAACAAAACGAGCGACCATGATGCCAACAGCGACAGCTGCTCCCATAATGGGAGACTTCCAAAGTTTGAGAATGCCCTCAATCAAGGTTCCGTCGCCTTTGATTTTGCTAAGAGCATCCATCAAAGCGTTGCCAATAGCCCACGTTGCAAATCCGGCAGCGATACCAGCAACCAAAGGAGCCAACTTTTCCAATTTCGCTTTGACTTCATCAATCGTCGTACCGATGTAGTTCTTGAACATATCGTAGTCGGACAGGTCTACATCGCCCAAAATATTGCCAGCAGATGCGCCGCCTCCAGAGCCGGAACTCCCCTGTGTGGGGTCAATTATGTTCAACTCATCAAAACCCATCGTGTAGTCCTTGAGGGCTTTGGCGGCTTTCTTGGTGGAATCTGCCGTGTCATCCATTGCGTCACTGATGCCGCCAACGCTATCAGCGCTCTTGGTGAAATCAGTGAACACGACCTTCACGCCCATTAGCTTTGCCACCCACTCAACAAACTCTCGAATGAGCTGAACAGCGGCAATCAGCGGGGGAAGAATGGATTTCAGGGCAGGGTAGAGCAGAGAGCCAACAGACTTTGCCAGCATATCCAGCTGGGCTTTCAGAATCTTAATCTGGTTCGCAGGGCTTTGGATGGTCTGTGCAAGGTTGCCCTGCACATTGGCAGTCTGCTTCATAATGGCAATGTAACGCAGAACTGCCTTATCTGCCTGAGACAAGCTGGAAACCTGCTTGTTAAAGCCCAAAGCAAGAAGCTCCTGCTGTAACCGTGCCTGAGACAGATCAACGCCCAAACGACGGATAGGCTCAATCTCGCCAGAGATTGCGGAGGACATTGCGGTAAAGGTCTCTGCAACGTCCTTGTTCCAATAGGAGCCTTCGTCATAGGCAAGCTGAGTCAGGTTCTTAGACAGAATGTATGCTTTGTCGCTGGTCAGACCAAACGAAGTACCCAAGCTTTGAATAGTAGCCATGTAAGTCATCGCTTTGGTCGGGTCAACGCCAAGTAAGCCCTGCATCTTGCTAATGAGTGTATCGGCTTCACCGCTCAAATTGCCCATAGCGTTATGAAACAGGTCTGTTGCTTCGTAAAAGTCATTAAACTTCGCAACAGCGTTGCCAAGATACTCAGCAATGGCTTTCAACGAAACCAGCTTTGCTATGTTCCGCATAAAGCCGTTCATCTGATTGGACAGACTGAGATAGCTCTTGCGCTGCTTTTCATTGGCTGCGGTCACGCGGTTTGCCTGTGTGACCACTTTGCTCAACTGCGGAGGGAGCTTTGCAAAAGCATTGCCTACCTTGTCGAGCTGAGATGCAAGGGGAGTAAGGGCGGTAGAAATCTTCTGGCAAGAGCTTGCAAAAGAATCAAGGTCTGTCGCTTTCAGCTTGTCGGTCAGGTCAGGAACCTTTCCGATCGCATTGAAAGCGCTGCCAAGAACTTTAAGGTTCGATGCGTCCAGAATGGACAGAGGAGCCAAAGCATTAGTAAGCTGAGTGATGCTTCCAGACATGGAGTAGAAATCCACACCGTTCAAACCGGAGACTGCCGCAGGAATCTTCTTGATTGCATTCACGACCGTGTTGATGCTCTTTGCGCTTGCGGTCGTGTTGACGTTGGAAAATCCATTCAGAAAGCTGGTAATTTTGTCCAGCCCAGACATTCCAGCGGATGCCTGTTTCAGCGTTGCAATAGAACTAGCCAGCTTATCAAGGCTGTTCACAACTTTTGTGACGTTGCCCTTTGTCCGCAAATTAGAAATGGCAGTAGCGAGCTTGTCGATATTAAGCTCTGCGCCCTGCGATTCCGCAGAAATCTCTACGGATAAGCTCGTAATATCAACATCAGCCATCACTACCACCATCACTTTCCATCATAGAGAACATCATTCTCTTGATTCGCTCCTGCGCCTCAACTGCGCGTTGGTATTCATACTCGTCTTTCTCCTTTTGAGTAAGGGGAATCGGTCTATCCATGTACTTGATGGGTTTAGACCCTTTCTTTCGGAACATATTGCCAACCGTAGAGGAAAGCGCAGATGCCATGTAAAAACCGTTTCTCCATGCTTCTGCATTAGCTCTGCGTTCTCGCAGCTCCTCTGCGTCACGGTATACCTTAGCCAGCCAGACATCGCCGTGCCAGAACTGCTCGTAGGTCATACCGATGGAAATGTAATAGGCTTCTACATCGTGGAACAGCTTGGAGAAGGAGAACGGTTCTCCCTCTCCGTCTAATTCTTGAGATTGTGCGGTTACACAATCTCCCACGTTGCGTTTTTTGCGGTCTTGTCCTCGGTATCAGTTGCCAGCAGGGACTTGGAAGCGTCCACGAACATTTCAAGCAGAACGCCCATCAGGTCTTCCTTCTCCTCGGTATGCTCGAACATCTCGTCAACGGCCTTGCGCTTGATGCCCTTGTTCCGTGCAATGAAAGCGCCGTAGAACAGAGCACGGGAGTTGGACAGCAGATTGATCATCTGGGTGTACTGACCAATCTGAAAGCCTGCACGTTCGGCGGCTTCCGCGCTGTCACGGGTAAAAGTCAGCTCATAAGTGTTCTTGCCATCGGGGGAATGATAATTGATAACCTTTGCAGCCATAATAAATGCTCTCCTTTATAAATAGGGGCAGAACCAAATCCGATGTTCAGTTCTGCCCGGTTTGATTGATTCGATTTTTGCGGTTTAGCCGCCGTTGACAGTCAGAGTCTCGCTGAACTCAGGCTTCTTGGTGAAGATACAGTTGATGGTCATTTCCACAACCTCGTCCACGCCGAAGCCGGACAAACCAACCTGATGCATACCCTGCCAAGTGAAGCCGGAGCCGTCCTGCATCTTCAGGGCGTAATACTTCACGGCATTGCTCTCGGAAGTCTCGTCATAGCCAGCTTCCTTGACTTTCTTGTAGTCATCCTTGTTGTAGTTGGCGGTGAAGGACTTGGTATCACTCTGGATGATACCAAAGATGTTGACCTGCATGGGGTCAGACAGAGTGGTTGCATCCAGAAGGTTCGGCTCGGAGATCAGGTCAGGCACATCCTTGATGTCGCACAGCTTCGTCAGAGCGGTTGCGCTGTCGCCACAATACAGGGTGGTATTCAGACCGGAGATAGCAGTACTCATAGAATGTTTACCTCCTTAGTTTCGGTAAATCATTCCGTCCTCTCCGATTGTTGCCCCATAGCTGCAATCAATCCGATAGACGGAATTGTTGTACAGCCCATTCAACGGGGCAAACGATTTTCGATAGAAATTGAGCGGTTCTAATACAGAATCCACGATGTCCACAATGGAGCGGGCTTCTGCAATGCGTCCGCTGGTTTTGTTGGAATAGACACGCACACGCAAGGAAACGGCAGCGTACTTGCTTCGGCTTGCAGAATCCCGATGAACCGGGAGGTTGCTGTTTTCCTCTATCTGCACACACGGAAACTTCTTGACGTTGCTGTCGTTGATTTCACCAGTAACGAAGATGCCGGGGACTTGCTTTCGCAGTTCCTTGACAACAGCCGTAAAGATAGAATTGAAATAATCAATCAACTATTCCAAACCTCCCTCCACGTTGCTTCGACTTGAGAAGCCATTTCTTCAAAAGCTCCCCACATAGCCATAGCCGGTTCGTTGCCGCTGGTGTAGTTCAACTGACCTTTGCCATCCACCTGTTTGACGGGCGTGCCAGCATTGCCAGCTTCGCCGTAGTAGTACCAGCGGCGTTGTGCGCCGTGTCCTTTACCGTAGGAGCCATGTGCACCAACACCAAGTGGTAGTTCGCCACCATATCCGTTGTGATGTGCGCCAGTGCCAAACTCGATAAAGGCAACTGCCTTGCCCTCTGCAATGATGGTGCAGGTGTTCCCGTTTTGCTCAACACGGCAAGAGACATCGTTGCTACCAGCATATTCTGCATTGGCAAAGCGAACTTTCGCCACATCAAGCCCTTTGTCAACCAACGCCTTTGCAAACTCCTGCGCCTTTTTGTTCAGGGTGGTCTTGTACTCCTGTATCTGACGTTCAGCATCACGAAGTCCGGCATCATTCAACCTTACTTTAATTTTCACTTGCAGCCACCTCCTTCAGCGCATACAACGTGTCCGTGATATGCTCTGCGACCTTGACCACAATGTAATTGAACGGCTTTGAAACGTCTGTCTGAAACCAGACGTGTGTACCTTCATAAAGCGGTGTGTTGCGCTTTTTGCTGGACGAACTGACAACGTAGCTGTAATCCGTGAATGCTCCAAAAGGGCTTGCTTCCGCAGCGCCGGTAGGCGGGCTGACGTTCAGAATCAGCTTTGCAGGGTCACTCCACGTCTGCGATGTCTCGCCAGTTTCGTTTCCCCATTCGTCCACAACAGGTTTTTTCTCGCCGATAGGGTTTGAATACCACAGCGGGCGCTTGTCCAGAGGGCTTCCATTGAACATCAGCCGATAACACCTACTCTCGGAACTACTTCGTTAAGCAGGGACTGCGCCACATCGGAACTTTCCCAAACACGAGTGATGCCGTTGTTGGTGTAGCTCGTCTGTCCGTTTGCGCCGATGTGGTTGTACAGTTCCGCTGCAATGCGTATCTGCAACGACTGATACTGCAAGGGCAACTCGTCCGGTCTGTTACCAAAGGGGTAGCCCTGTGCAAATATCTTGTCTTTGGCAAAATCAAGCAGCAGGTCGAAGAGTGGGTAGTCCTCGTCCGTGATTCCACGGTCAAGTGCGGGGGCAATGTACTGTCCTAGCTTGACTGCCGCTTCAGAATACTGGTCTCCCATGCTGCTTTCCCCCTTTCGCCTTAGTAAGCCTTGATGCAGTACACAGCGTCCATGCGCTCAAAGGACGGCAGGACGATTTCAGAAGCATAGACGTTGGCATTGACTGGGTGAACGGTCAGCTCAGTGGTGATGGCAACGCCTGTGTTCACGATGGACACGGATGCACCAGACTGACCAGACAGCAGGTCGGCTTCCTCAGGAGTAGTGCCGTACCAAGTGCTGCCCAGAGCGCCGGACGGAGCAACCACCACCATGCCATCGGGCAGATACTTCTCGCTTGCACTGTACTGGTCTGCCTTGAACATCTTGTCGTACAGATGAATGGTCAGACCGGTTGCAGATTCGATAATCTGCCGTGCTTCAGCGTCCAGCAGAACGGCGTTCGCCTTTGCGGTGACGGTCATGAACCGGTTCTTCACCTCATCCGAAGCAATCATGTTGCGGAAGGTGGCAGTATTCATGTACACCTCAGTCACAACCTCGCCCACGCTTGCCAGAACAGCGTCCTTTGCGGCGTTCAGGTCGGCAATGGGGGTGGCAGTTGCGGCAGACCATTTGGACTTGGCAACACCACTGATGTCCTTGAAGTTGGTAGCCTTCCAACCGCCGTCCGGGTCGTAGTTGTAGGTATAGTCCACACCGTTTGCCTTGATGGTGATTCCAGGAACGCCATTGGCGGGAGCCAGTAGCTGCCAGATCATGCGTTCAGGCACAATGCGTGCGCCGGTGATAAGCTGGGCGGTGTCATCGTACAAGCGGTTCATCACGTCACGAGCGTAGGGGTCGTTACTGTCCAGAACACGCAGGATTTCCTGACGGTCTTTCTCGCCCAGATGGTAGCCCTCACGGAAGAACGGCATCTCAGTCTCATCGAACTTGAAGCCCTCACGGGTGCGGAACGTAGCCTTTGCGTCAAATGCGCTGGGCATCAGAGAAACGCCAACGCCCTTGTGACCACGCAGCCACTTCAGGTCGAGACCAGCCTTCTTCTTTGCGGGGAACAGTGCGTCAGATGCAAAGGGCATCGCGTTGGTGGGGTCATTCGTCCAATAGGCGGCAATCGCAGCCGGGGCAAAGACATTCTTAAGATTCAGTGCCATGTTGTCTTACCTCCTATTAAGCGTTCACACTGATGTTGTCACGGCAGAAGATGCCGGGAATGGCAGTCTTAAGCGCTGCGATCGCATCAGTATCATAGGTAAAGCCAGAGCTTGCAGCAGCCTTCTTGGTGTCGATAACGCCACGAATCAGCAGGGAAGCATTGGGGTTTTCTGCCGGGTCAACGTCATACAGCAGAATGCCATCTGCGGTGGCGGAAGTTGCCTTCTTGCCCGCTTTGGTCATGGGATAGCCAGCCTTAACCGCAGCAGTTTCGGTCACGGTAAAGGGAATGGCAGTGTAGTCATTGGAAGCAAGGATGGTATCGTTGATTCCGTTGACCGTGTTTCGGGTAAACTTCATGTTTTCCTCCTTGTTAATGGAAAGCACTCATTGCATCGCTCGATGCCTTAGAAGCATTGGCATTCTGCTGTGCAAGATTCTTGGCAAACGCCACGCCCTCACTATCAGAGCTGCCCTTACCATCCGCACCCGGAGGCGTGGGCATATCCTTCAGCAGGGAAGCCTTGTATGCGGTGTCATGGGCGGTCATAAACTCCGACTGGAACTTAAACACCTTGTCCATGTCGCCGTCAGCCAGTGCAGATGCAGCCTTGCCAGCCAGTTCAGCGTCATAACCCTGCGCAACGAACTTTTCACGGTAAGATGCAAGGGTCTTTTCCTTGACGAGGTTTTCCTTGTCGGCAGTCAGGGCTTCAATCTGCTTCTGCATCTCTGCCAGCTTGTCAGCCTGTTCCTGTGCGGCATTCTCGTCATCGGTACGCTTTGCTTTGAGCTGCTTCTTGTACTCGGCAGCTTCGCCATTGGCTTTCGTCACGGCGTTGCGTAGCTTTTCAACCTCTGCGTTAGGGTCTGCAACCTTTTCCAGCGCAGAAATGATTTCATCGGCGGTCATGCCCTCTTTGTAGGCATCACCAAGCAACACACTGAGTTTCATATCGTTAATTTCCTCCTGCGTTTTTTTATCGTTACTTCCCTGTAACGCTGCGAAATTTGTATCCCGGCTTCCCTGCCGGAATATGCAAAGGGTTATTTGCCCTCTGTTTCTGTTTCCGTGCTACCGACATTTATGTCGGGAACATCCTGTTTTGGCTTTTCAATTTGCGGTTTCGGAGCTTTTCCATCCTCGCCTAGCTTGCCAGCGGCAATCAGGAAAGGCTTGCTCATTTCGTAAGCAGCCTGCGGGTCAGGGAACAGACCGGGCGTAGTGAACGCCAACTGTGGGTCAATGGTCTGCTGCAACATCTGCGCAAAAATCTGAACCTTGCTCTGCTGGTTGTCGTACTGACGGCGCGGCAGTTTGATATTGATGTCACTTGCCATCAACTTAGAACCAGATGTATCACGCAGGATTTTGAGCATTACAGACAGGCTTTGGCGTTCCGAGAACTTGAACATATTCTCATACTGTTGCGCCCTTGCTTCGGTGTGATTCCAGCCGTTGCGGACAATAACTGCGCCCACGTTGTCAGACGTTGCATTCTCGCTGTCAGTTGCACTAGGCATGGCAGTCAGGCTGCGGTACACGTTCAACATGGAATCAAGCAGGGTCTGGCTCTGCTGCTGGTCAAGCTCGTTTGCAATCTGCGAAACAGATGCGGGCAGACCAGAGGTGGACTTCAGGCACATTGCGCCGAGTTCCTTCACTTGGTCGAGAGCATCCTTGTCCACAAGGCAGTTCGTAAACACCATGATGGACTGGATGAACTGCGCCACACCGTCCAAACGGTTGCTTTCAAGGTCGTTGATGGCATCCAGCACAGGGATAGCCGGTTCAAACAAACCCATACGCTCTGGGTTGAGCTTGTATTCGACCATCGGCAACATTCCAAGAGAATGATTCTCCGATTTTGTGACCTTGCCGTTGTCGATTTCAAAGTACTGGTTTGGCGTGTACACGCAAATCAGGTCGTTCAAGCCGTTCTGATAGTTGCGTGGAATGTGTAGCACGTTGGCAATCGGTTTGTGACCGATGCCGGAGTTGTAAATCACATACGCCATGTCGGGGTCTGGAACGTCCACCAGCAGGGGCGTTTCGTCCGGGTAGTTGCCGCCATACCCCTTGTCAGGAAGAACGATGCGGTATCCTTGTCCGCACTCCAACATCCACTGCCAGAGCCGCCGATCAAGCGCGTCCTTGCCCTCATACTGCAAAGCGTTGGACAGCCGGGCGATTTCCTCACCGTCACCCGTTGCCGTTTCAGACCGCACATAAGAGCACGGCGTACCGCTCATATATCCTGTATAGAAGCCCACGCACTCGTTGGCGTGGTTCTCTACAATGCGGTTCGTGATTTCGGCGTGGTATTCCTTCGTGCGGAGGAGGACGGGCTGATTGCCTAAGTAGTAGTTGTGCAGAAAGCGAATCTCATTCTTGTTCAGTAGATGGATAGGCTCTGCCTTGCCCATGACAACTTTCAGCACGTTCGCCTGATTGATTTCCGTCTCCGGCGTTTCAATCGGTCTGCGTCCGGTCAGCGGATTATTCAAAAAGCCGCCAACGACCATTTGATACTCAGCCATGTGTTCCTCCTTTCCGGCAAAATAAAAAGCGCAGCAAGACAAACCTGTTAAGGTCTATCTCACTGCGCTTACAACTGCGCTTCAAAAGCTATTTAGTTCTTAAACTTCGGCACGGAGACCCACGTTTCTTTTGGAAGATTGGAATCTCCAATTGTAATCCAATGGCAAAGGGGGCACAGAAGAGAGAACTTGCCTTCCACTTCGCCAAGATAACGTCCGCAATCACACGGATTGCCGTTTGCGTCTTTTCGAGGACGCTTGCATCTAACTTTTGCTACCATCTGTGCTCCTTTCGTTGGATTTCTGGAAACAGGCTGTTGAGCACAGACCTGTCAGAAGCTACTGGGAAACTGTTCGCACTTCCAGCCGTGCTATTCTTCGCCCGAAGAAAACCATTGCAGCCTTTACATTCAGTTGTTGGACAGACGTAAACGGGTAAGCTGCAATTTTGGTGCTGCATAATGGATTTGAACCAATGTATGTCCGGTTATGAGCCGGGTGCTCTAGCCTAACTGAGCTAATGCAACATAAAAACCCGGCTTGATTGGTTAACCGCTGCTCTTTGCAATGTCATGCCTAAACATCACATTGAGAGCCGGGAATAGCGATGGAGGTTTGAATAAAAAAGAAGAATATGGTTGTGCTGCGTAACGGAATTGAACCGTTGCTTGCCAGAAGAGGGGGGGGTATTCTGGCATTCCCAACCAGAAGGAAACGCAACATATAAAGCCCGGTGAAGGTGAAAGAGTGAGAAAACCTCCACCGGTGAAAGGAGGAATACGCTTGTTGACACGCACGCGAGTAAAATGACAAAACCCCGCGTGAAAGCTATTCCTTTAAGGGAAGCTACAAAACTTCCTGCGTACATTATAAGCCTTGTCAACTAGTGAAATCAAATAAATAGACCCAGCGAACACAATATATTGTGTTTTTAATCAAAAAGGCCTCTTGACAGGCTCAATTTTACTGATTCCGTTGTAAAGTTCATCGGCAAGCTGTGCCAGACTGTCCGGTGCATCATCGTGCGGAACTTTTCCAAGCTGCGTGAACATCGTCACCTGTTCCATGAACGCTTTGTACTCTTTCGACTGGTGTTTCTCGTCAAGGAAATAGAATCGCTTGATGTCCGGCGCATACTGAATGATTCTGGACAGCTTGCTTTGCCCACTGGGCGCACGTTGGCTACGGACAGAGCAGTGATAGCCCTGCTGCCGGAGCTGGCTGTCAACAACGTCACAGTATTCATCACCGCCGTTGTTGGCTTCGCCACGCACCACATTGATTTTGTGCTGGATGATTTTGCCCACGACTTCTGGTCTGGTCACGGTCTTGTCGCCGTTGTTGAACACAAGGTCAAGGATGAACACGGCATCTCCGTACACATAGGCGATAGGGCAAGCGGTGAAGTCCCCGCCGCCCCATGCAATATCCATGACCATGAGCTTGCGATCAGGTTCACCATCAGGCAGAACACCGTTAAAGTATCGAAGCTCATCGGCAGGGAACAGCAGACCTTCACGCACATAAGGCTTGCCCATGTACTTTGCCCACCATGTTGCATCGTCAATGCTGGCTTTCATATCGGCGTAGTAGGCATCGTCAAATCCAACGCCATAATCATAATTGAAGTTGCTGTGTCCGTTCTCATCCACCGCAGGAATCACCCGGAATCTGTACTTTGGATTGTCTGCGTACTGGTTCTGGATGCGCCCCAGAGGGTCAAGCACGTTCCAGCGTGTACCGACCATTAGCTCCAATGCGCCCTGCTTTTTACGGTCTTTTAGCTGGTTCAGATAAGCATCGTACTTGTTGTTCAGACGTTCAACGTTTAAGCTTTCCTCCAAGTCCTCAATCAAGTCATCGCTGTACAGAACGCCGCCCTCTCCGATTTCAACAGCACCAGTCAGCGTGCCGCCAATGGAACGACAGGTCAGGGTTGGGAAACGCTTTTTGCGGTTCAGGTCAACACTTTCATCCTTTGCACTCTTATCTACAAGCTGAACGTCAGGGAAGATTTTCCCCCAGTTGTAGGTCACGGGGTCGGTGATGATAGACAACACTTCGCCGTAGAAGCCATTAGTCAGCTTGTCAGAATGTCCGCTCATGACCGATGCAACGTCCGGGCGGTTTCCCATAAGCCATGTGATGAAGAAAATGCACAGCGTACTCTTACCTACGCGAGCCGGAAGACTGACCCCCAAGAAATCTATCCGCTTATAGAACAAGTCCTCTAGGTCGTCTGCCAGCACTTTCAGCACTCTGCGTCTTGGCTGATAGAACTTCTTCTCCGGCGCACGATTCCATTCAAGGTAGATGCAATAGCTGTCGAACACATCTTTTGCTTCAAACAGATACGTCCGGCTGATAATGTCATAAACCTTCGCCACGTCCTCGCTTGTTTTCATCTTCCCCATCATGGCCGCGCAGACAGAGCGCAGCTCACCAGAGTATTTGTAGGCATCGAACCGCTTGTCCTGTGGCAAAGCGTCTCTCAGGTTCACGACCGCCTGAAACCAGTCCTCATAGACCTGTGCTTCGGTCGGATTCTGCTTTGCATACGCTTTGATGCTGTCAATGATGGCGATGCACTGCTTTGGCTGCATAAAAAATAGGCACCCCCTACCTGAAAATGTAAAGAGTGCCTACAACTGCACAAAAATCAAATATTCGGTTTTATAATGCTGTTTTCTGAAAATTATTTGCTAAAATTCGTTTTAACGGATGGAATGAGTGATTTATTTGACCTCTTCCGCAAGCTGGTTTAGCCTGCGTTTCAACTCGTCTGCATCGTAGTACAAAGCGTCTGCGATGGCATTGAGAATATCGGGCTTGTCAGTGTAATCGCACAGCGTTTCAATGAGTTTCAAACTCTGCTCTGACAATTTTACGGTTTTCATGTCGCTTTTCCTTTCTCATTCGGTTTTATTCTAGGTTGCGAAAAACGTCAACTGAAAATATCACAGGACGCACCTCGCAACCACAGCTACGATGAAGAACCCGGTAAGCAGTCCAACGACCGCTCCTGCAAGCCAATCATACGAGTTTCTGTTGTTCCACTTATCCATAGGCTCTTGCTCCTTTCACCTGTTCTGTTCAGCAATCCGATACCATGTCTGGCGGGTCACGCCAAGCTGTTTGGCAGCATCGGTGACGGTCAGTAGACGCTTTTCCACCTGTTCATGCAGAACATCAAAGAGGTTGCGGTCATACTCCGTTGGCTTGCGGCCTTCCCTGTAATCGGGGCGCTGGCTGGCAATCTTCTTGCCCTCTCTGGTGCGCTCAACAATCATGTCACGCTCAAACTGGGCAAATACAAGGAACATACCTCTCATGGCCCTACTAGCAGGGGTGTTGTCCATCACGCCAAGATTCAGCACGTTCACCCGGATTCCTTTTTCAATCCATGAATCAATCAGTTCATACCCACCAACAAGGCTTCTGGCAACACGATCTAGCTTTGTCACAACGATTGTATCGCCGCTCTGGACTTCCGCTTCTAGCTTGTCCAGTTCCTTGCGTTCCATTTTAGTTCCAGTATATACCTCTTTAAAAATCTTAGTTGCGCCAGCGGCCTTGAGGGCTTCTTCCTGTGATTCAAGGCTGTTGCCGTCAATCGCCTGCCCAGCGGAACTGACACGAGCGTAACCGTAAATCATTCAGGTTCACCGTCTCTTTCAAGAACTTTAAGAACAAACTCATCCGACGCAACATCAGCACCAATAGGCTGAATCACGATTTGGTATTTCATTTCTTCCAAAAGCATCGCCATTGTGGACAGCTTCAAATCATCCGCATTAACACGGTTTGTCACATAAGAAGAAACTTCATATTTCATTTGTCTTGCAAGAGATGCAGAAGTATATCCTCTGATTTTCATAACGGAGCGAAGAATGTCCCCTGAATTGACTTTATTTTTGGTTGCGCCACCTTTTTTCTTCTCTGCCATTTTTACCAGACCTCTCTTTCGACCCGATTATAACACATTCTCGTGTCGCTGTCAACATCTTCTTGTGTTTTTTGCAATTTTTTTACTATCAATAGGGTGATAAAACGGCTGTAAACTTTTTCGTTGCTTTACAAACTGTATACTTGAATAGTAGCCTTACGAATTATCGAAAAATATCTTTTGAGTTACTATCACTAGGGTAAACTAATCCGTTTACGGAAGTACTATCAAATAACGTAAATTTACGTTAGAATGCGTAAAATGTCACAGATGTGTGACTGAATTATACAAATTGGGCTGTTGACAACTATATACCAAGCGTCTATAATCTAAGACAGCAGAACGCACGATGAATCAGCCAACTACGGTAGATTTATCCTTTGTGGCATAAAAAATAGGCCGTCAGCATACCGACCAAAGTAGCACTGACGACCTATTCCACCACAAAACAGAAGCTGCGCAACCAAGGGCGCAGTCTCGGTTTCTGTCAATTATTATAGCAGAAGCAGATGGTTTCTGCAATAGAAAGGAGCAAAAAACATGAATTTCCCCACGACAACCGAAGAATTTCTGAAAACCCTCGCCCACGGCAAAGAGCCTACCAGCGAGGACAGGGAGTACGCAGAAGCTCTGGGCAAGCTGTCCGAACTGAATTACCGGGCAGGGTACGAAGCAGGAGCTGCCAAAAACAACAGCTAAATTTTGTGCAAATTTACAAACTTTTTGATTTTGTACAGATACCAGTACTACATTAAGCGTTTGCGTAATTGACAAACCACAACATATTGCATATACTGGTTGCACTTACATGAAGGGAGGTGAGTTTATGTACAGTCCTTATCTCGAACGGCACAATCACACGTTCACTGTTGCACTGACCGAACGGCAGTTCCAGTGGCTAAAAGCCTATTGCACCGAACACAAGGTCGCACAGGCAGCAGCCATCCGTGACACATTCTTTGAAGTGCATCCAATCCCGGAGACCAATGAAAACGAAAAATGATACGCTCGCTCAGGTCGGCAAACTTTAGCGAGCGTATCATGAACCACACTGGAACAAGCTGTTCCAGCCTTATTATAGCAGGAATTGGCTTGTTCCGCAAGAACCATAGGAGTTTTTATGGAACAAAAGGTTAAATATGCTATCAATCTTATCAGCGAGAACGGACAGGTTGTCGTTTCCAGCCGCGAAGTCGCGGAGAACTTTGGAAAAGCCCATCGACACGTTTTAGACGCTATCGAGAGCATTTTGAAGGGTATGCCGAAAATTGGGCAGACCCCCATGTTCTACAAAACCGAGTACATCCACGAGCAGAACGGCCAGAGCTACCCCATGTATCTGATGAACCGTGACGGTTTCACCTTGCTGGCTATGGGTTTCACCGGCAAGGAAGCCCTTGAATGGAAGCTCAAGTATATTGATGCTTTCAATCAGATGGAGCAGAAGCTGACCAACCCGGAACCTGAATCTACGGAAATGCTGTTGAGCCGTGCTCTGATCGCCGCTAACAGTGTTATCGACACGGAGCGCAAGAAGGTAAAGGCTCTGGAAGCGGAAAATGCAAAGATGAAGCCCGATTCTGACTATGCAAAGGCTATGCTGCTCTCTGATGAAAGCCTGACTACCACGCAGATCGCCATGAACTACGGCATGAGCGCACGAAAGCTGAACCAGATTCTTAGAGGGCTTGGCATCCAACATACTGTGAACAAACAGTGGATCCCTTATCAGAAGTATCTTGGCAACGGATACGTTGTCGGGCACCCGATCGAGCTGCCGAACGGCAAAACGAAAGAGGTCACCCGCTGGACGAGAGCCGGTCAGAAGTTCATTTACAGCAAGCTTAAAGAAGCAGGCTATCTGCCTGTTGGCGAGCAAATCAGAATGGAGACGTGCTGATGGACTACTCGGAAGAAATGTTTCGGCTACAAGCTGAGAATGAAGAGCGCAAAGCCGTTTTAGAAAAAAGCCATGAAATCCTTAATCAGGCATTAGAAATCATCATGCCAGAGGATAAGCGGTCAAGGGAAGTTGTAAGTGTAGCGCTAGCAACGTCCGTACAGCATTTTTGCGAGGACAGCTATTCAATGGGATACAATGATTGTTTGCTCGACATTCTCATGGAAAAAGAAGAAGTCAGCGCTCCTATCATGTTTCCAACACTTAAATCGTAAATAGCCCATAAGAAAAGCCAGTGGTTAGAGAACATCTAGCCGCTGGCTTTTTGTGTTATGCGTTAATCTTGAATAGCAACCACTTCATAAGAGCTATAACCAGTAAATCCACTCAATGGATAAAGCTCAAACGATGCTGTTTGGCCCGAAGCAAGGCTGTCCATGATGTAAGTATACTCACCGCCAACAGGAACTTCATTGCCTTCGGTGTCTTTCATTTTGTAAAGAACAATGACCTTGACTGCATTGCTTGTAAACTGGCTATTGTTTGTAACCTGTCCAGTGAATCGCAAATCATAGCCGGAACCACGTTTGGAAACATTTGTAACAGCAAGTTCGCCAGCACGAACAATCTGATTGGCAGGGCTTGCTTCGTGAACGTTCCAATTCTCTGCGCTTGTCGTATACTCAATTCTTGTCGGCTTAACACCATCGGAATCAAAAGCGATATAATCGCCATACCAATAAGAATCACCCTCGCCAACCCAGTCCAGCGTTTCAGAATCGGTCTTTAAGACGGAGCCATCTTCGCCGTATACCGTGACATTCAGCGAAACAAAATCAACTGCCCAATCGGTGTTGGGATTTTCAACCAGAACTGCGTAAAACACATAGTATCTCGTTTTGCCGTATTCGTACTTGGTTTCAAGATGGCTATGGGATTCTTTGATCGTTATGGGTTGCACCTGTGTTGCATTGGTCTCTTCCAGCTCAATAGGAGCAGACCATTCATCGGGTTTCGTTGTTGCCATTGCGCTAATAGGCATGGCAAGCATCATAGCCGCTGCTAGAGCCGCCGCAATGATTCTCTTTCTCATTTTTGATTCTTCCTTTCTTTGGCTAAAATTTTATATAACGCTTGAAATACCATGTGCCATAAGATACACACCAAAAACCAAAAAAGCGGCGCCGATAATAACGCCCCATATTGAAGCGGCAATCTTTTCGTTCTTTTCTCTCTTTTCTTTGTTCTTGTCATTCTTTTGGTCCATTACAGATTCCTCCCTTTCAAGGCTTGTAAGGCAAGTATAGCACAGAACACAGACCCTTTGTAGGGGTCTTTTTGTTTTTGCGGCGGAATTTTTAAAATTGGCAATGGGGGTGGGGTGATTTTTAAGCCTTTTTTATTTTTTCGGTGGTGACGGGACTGACCGGGCGGGGCTGGGCGGCTGCTGTATACCCCGCCGGTGCGCCCCTGCCCCATCCAGCGCACCCGGAACGACTGCACATCACAGGCAGCAGGGCAGGCCGTGCCAGATGCAAGGCAGACCACACCGGGCAGATCGTGCCGGTGGCGGAACGCTGGAGGGCGTGGAGTGTGTCCGAAACTGTGCAGATTTGTACACACTCAAACATGAACGATTTTCAACACAAGAATGTGTGCAAAACTATTGACATAAACACAAGAATGTGTTACCATATAGACAACACAAGAACGTGTTACGCCACCACAAAACAGGAGGACAAAAACCATGAAAAAGACCTATAAATGCAGTGACCTCTATACCGCCACATTTGAGAACGGCGCGTTAATGACTGGCACACTTAACCAGCTCTATGAAGCCCAGAACAACCGCAGAATGACCATTAAACCCGTTGTGTGGCTCTGGTGCAGTGACGGCGGCTTGTATATGGTAGATTACATCTTGGAGGGTGCGGGCTGGACACTGGGCGCATTTGACACGCTGGCAGACGCGGAAAAGGCAGTGGCAGCGTTTAACGCACAGCCCGCCGCAGATGTGGCAGCAATGCTCACGGAGGCCGCGCTAAAGCGCTTTACCTGTGAGGTAGAGTGCAAGGCACTGGGCGACGATGGCAAACAATATGATGCTTTTTGGTGCCCCGATTGTGGACAGATCTATTACACCATCCCGGCAAAAGTTAAGGTGCTGGGCTACATCCCGCAGTATAAGGAGGATTAAACGATGATTGTTTTGGATTTTACCCAGTGGGCTGCAATCTGGTACGTTGGCGGCATGATCTCCGGCGCGCTTGTAATGATCGCGTTTTTAAACAGCTGAGGGGGCGCACAAAATGACATACGCGGCAAATAAAAAAGCATATGGCCTGTTAAAATCCCTTGCATATTGGATGGCTGAGATCTCCTATTGTAGGGAAAAAGACCCGGACGACATCGGGTTTTTGGACAAGGCAGACAAAACAATTCATTTTTTGTTTGGTCAGCTTGACCGGGCGGGCGTCCCATTTTGGGCGCAAAACTCAGCGCTTGCGATTGGTGAAAATTGGAGAGAATACGAAAAGCACAGCCTTAGAACGCTATTCAAGAATAAAGGAATTTTGGAGGGCTAAAAAATGACGTTGTTTGAAGAAAAAGTGAACGAATACCGCGAAAACAAGCGGCTGTTAGAAGAGCTTGAAGCAATGAACGAAAGCATTAAAGCAGATATTATCTGCATGATGCAGGGCGCGCCGGAAATGGCGCAAGGCACGGCAAAGGCCATTTACAAGGACGTGCAGAGCGTCCGGCTTGATAGCAAGCTACTCAAGACGCTGCACCCGGATATATATGCAGAGTGCAGCAGTAAAACCACCTACAAGCGTTTTAGCGTGGTATAAGGGGGTGCAAGCTGTGATATTATCCGCACTTCTGTTTTTCTTTTGGTTTTTTTCGGCGCTGTTTAAGGCGTCCAAATGAGAAGCATTTCACCCGGTCAGAAATGGCCGGGCTTTTCTTTTGCCTTGCATCTGACACGGTGCAGGGCTTTTATTTTGCCAAACTGCAATACAGCCACATACAAGCCTTTACAGCGGCTTTTCTGCCGTCCATGCAATTTATACCACAACAACGCCAAAAGCGTTTACAGGGCTTTACAGTGGCGTTCCCGTTGATTTGACCTATTCCAACGAACGCAATACAGCAGCCACACAAGCCGCCTATACGAACCTGCACCCCGCTGGATGGCACACCGTCAAGCGCTGCACCTGCACCGATACCAGATACTACCGCCACACCGGTAGCTGTACAGGTCAACGCAGCCTCCCTATTATAATAAGGTATATAAGGGTGCGCCCTGTTATAGATCCATGCCCGGCGGTGCAGCATAGCGCAGACCATGCCAACCCGGCGGGGTCAGCGTCTCCACCTGTACAGGGTCAGCCCGGCGGCTGTCTCGATTCTTCCCACGCCGAACGGCTTGCGATCTGGCACCGGCTCAGCCCGACACACTCCGCCAGGCGGGGCAGTCCAGCGGCAGGGGGCGCGGCGGGCGGCGCGAAACTATTGGCGGCTACCGCCGCATCTCTTTTCGGGCTTTCGCCCGATAGCTAATAGAGGTCAGCAATAGTCGTAGCGTTCCGGCTGAAATAGTCGTAGCTAATAGTCGTAATTTCTCTCGGTGGATAGTCGTGAAATAGTCGTAAAGTCGTCAGATGGCCAGCTTTTGAAAGTCCTATATATAGTATAGTAACGAGCTGTCAGCTGATAGTCGCAGAGTGATAGTCGTAGCGTTTTCTTGCGAACCATCGTCAAATAGTCGTGTATTTTTTGTGTGAAATAGTCGTTCGCCTTTTAGGAGAAGGGAGATGCAATAGTCGCTAAGTCATCAGACCGCATAAAATTCATAACCCATTACATATATTCACCCATTTATTCACTCGCCAGCCATACCAAATTCGTATGCTAACCGTACTTATTATAATATACGTTCATATATCATAGTAACTATCTAGGGATTATTCTGCTGAAATAGTCGTATCATCTGATTCGGTCTGTTACTTCTCGATTTAATTCCCAGCAACGTACTATGGTATCTTAATTAATTCATAGCATTCTGCTAGGAATAGTCAATGCAACATTTGTACATATTCAACCAACTACAAAATGAAGTCAATCCTCCATGTGAAATAGTCGTAGACTATCCACCAGTCCGAACCTCACGCCAGCTCTCGCCTACGGTTTTCTCTGCTGGCTTTGCAATTTCGCATAACTGTTATTTATTCACTTTTGAACTATCATGGCACACCCGGCTCCGTCAACGCGCGCGCTGGCGCATATAACGCCCGCGGACGCGCTAAACACACAGGGAGGGAAAGGGGGAGCACGGAAGATGTTAGGGGGATTATAGGGGGTAATAGGGGTTGTAGGGGAAAGAGGGGGACAAAAGGGGGGAAGAGGAAACAAGGGGGAAAGGGGACAAAAATTTGAAAGCCATTTCCGAAAGTGATACTCGAAGAGTTTTTCGTTTTAATCAGCCCTGCGATTGGACAAATAGTCGTTGGCATCCGCTCATCTGGCTGCTATCATCGCTGGAAAGGCGTGTAGGAGCCTGTCTGCCGCGTTTTTCTGATTGACCCGATAACTTTCACGCCTGACCCCTTAAAAGCCGTTCTCTACGCTCCTGCATCGGTCTGATTGCATAGCCCAGTCTGCCATATGCCATCAACATCAACGGAGAGCCACCTACAAGCGTCTGTGGCGCGTTTTTGTAATGAAGTCGATAAAGTTATCGCCTAACGTCTAAAACGCCTTAAAATAGGCTTTCTCGTGGAGTTGGCAAAAACAAAAGACTGCCATTGCTGACAGCCCATGTGCTCAATCCATCCAAGTGTACTCTTGGAACCGTTGAATCTGCTTGTTAAACGTGATGGGAAGGTCGCCTATCCCACCTTCCTTGTTCTTGCTTAGCCGGAAGAGGTACTTGTCGGGGTTGTCGCCGGACAGAAGGATGATTGCATCTGCGTCCTGTTCAATCTGTCCGCTCTCTCGCAAGTCGGAGTTAGTAGGCGTTGCTCCGGGCTTGGATGGGTTTCGATTGAGTTGTGCCAGTGCCACCACAACAATGCCTGTGGTCTGTGCCAGTTCGTGCAGGGCAATGGATATGGCCGTAATGGCGGCATATCTGTCCTTTGCGCCTGTTTCGTGGATGAGTTGAAGATAGTCTACGAAGATGACCTGAGCCTTTTTACGGAGAGCCTGCGCCTTCATCCACGCCACGTTCTTTCCGGCAGCGGAGCGGATATATAAGGGCATCTTCATGTTCTTTGCCTGTCCGTCAATCTCATTCAAGCTGACCGCCTTATTTTTCACTGTGTCCAGAGGGCAGTATATTTGATTGGCCATCAGACGTGCGCCCAGCTTGCGTTTGCTGGTTTCCAAGCTGAAATAGTACACGGTGTAGTCCTGCTTTGCCATGCTTGCTGCTATTTGCAAAGACAGGGCTGTCTTGCCCGCAGACGGCCTGCCGCCGATGATGATGAAATCGCCCGGAGAAATGTGCAGCGCTTCATCCAGACGCTCTAGGCCTGTCTTGATATACACAGGCTTTTCGTCCATGTGAAGCACATAGTCGTTCAGCACATCCTCGTATGTCCACGCATCTTCTTCCTCAGCTTTCAGGCTCATTGCTTCGCCCATCTGCTGGTAAATGTCTGATAGATCAGAATAGTCGGTAAGCTCGCTGGTCATCTGAAATGCCAGACCTTGCACACGAGTGAGTGCAGCTTGTTCTCTGATAAGCTGTGTCCAACGCTGCATCTGCTCCCTGTCAATTCGCACACACTCTGATTCACAGGTTTGTACACACGCCAAGAGCGTCTGCGCTACGTCTGGATGCTGCGTGTTTATTTCGACTATATCTATCTTACCCCTAACCGTCCAATAGCCCTGAACAGCTGCAAAAGCGTCTCTCAGCTCAGGTCTGAACAAGTCAAGTTCAAGGTCTGGTATGATTTCATCCACAACGCCCGGATTGCAGAGCATAAGCGCACCGATAAATACCGTTTGAACGTCCATTGTCATAGTCTAGGAAACTCCATCTCCGTACTTTGCTCGTACTGGTCATCCTGTTTCAATGCGTAAATGTCCTGCCACCCGGCATAGATGCTCTGGTCGAGAATGGCTTTCCAATCATGCCGATCAAACTTTTCCAGCTTGTTGCAGAGCATCTGTTTCGCCCGGTCTGTCATAGGTTTTTTGATTCTTGTACGCATCTGTGCGAACTCTCGCAGGGATTCCAGCAGGGCTTTATCGCCATGAGCAAAGTCGGAGAAGATGTCAGGTTTCTTTTTGACTACACTCTCCGGCAAGGTCTTGACGTTCATTTGACTGTCAGTTGATACAATGAGTTCATTGTCATCTGACTTTGAACTCATAGATGAGCTGACCTTCATCTCATTTATGACATGAGGATGAGTTGACTTTCGTGTAGACCATCCTTTTGACGCAATATCGCTTCTTTTCCACTCTTCATCGAGCAGATGTTTAATCAAAATGAAACAAGATTCTGCTTTTTTTGAGTTGAAAGTTGCGCCTTTTTCTTCAAAAACGTATGCACAGATTGCATCGTAGAGTTCCAATTTCTCTTTACTTTTGAGTGTGGAGATGGCTTCAAAGTAGTATCGCTGGAATGTAAAGCTGTCTCGTTTTTTGTCCATGCTCAATCCTCTTTGTAGCGTTTGTTCCATGCTTCGATTGCTTTTTCCTTGCCAAATGTTACAGAAGTGCTCACCCCGCATTTTCCGCAGACTACCCAATTAGCCATGTTAATGTCAAGTGGATGAAGCACTTTTACAGTCGGCGGTTCCGCACCGCAGAACGGGCATCTTTTAAGTTCTTCCATTTTTTACCCTTTCTTCAAGACAAGACGGACTTCCTTGCCCGCACAAATTTTCAGAAAATCATCTTTGGATTTCTCCCTGATTTCATCCTGAATCATGCCGAGCGCAAGCTCATGTGTAAATACAGGTCTGCCTAGCAGATTTTCAATGTACCTGTGAACTTCGTTGAAGTCACACATCAAATATCCAGTGTAAGCTGACACCACAATTTTTTCGTCAAGCGTCATTTCTTGAATCCCTCTCTCGTTCTCGTGATTCGCTTATGCGCCTTTACAAGCCTTTCGCCTTTTCCGTACGCTGGACGGATATGTTTTGCCTTGATGTACCCGCAAGGCGGCTTCGGCCCAAAGTCGAAAAAGCTCAAGTCCATAATGATGATGCCAAACTTCTTGTTCGTCATACTCAATCCTCCTTTGGCTCTTTTGGCGCATACGTCCAGTGCGTTACAATGTACCAATCATCGTGTTCTAATGGGTCGTTAAACTCGTCTCTCCACGCTCGTTTTCCGAATGCTGGCGCATAGAAGCCAAGTCTCATGTACCGTTCATAGTCGTTTTCGTTTTGGTAAATGTGTTTTACCATCAAAATCAGCATCGGAGCATCTGACGGTGGCAACTCATCCCGCACGGAATGCCATACATACTTGTCCATACCTATTACCTCATACCATCGAAAACGCCATCCAATGCGTCACCGTCACATCTTCCGGCAGTCTCTCGCCTATCTCGTCCCAGAACTGACCGTCTGCGTAACAGCCTAGAAAGTACGCTGTTGGCGAAAATCCTTGCAACATTTTTCCATCTTTATCACGCCACATTGTCTTAGTCGCAAGCAACAAAGGCTGCGTCCGCTCTCGTGGCGGTTCGCTTGCCGGATGCCAAAGTGTGTTACTCATAACCTGTTCTCCATCAAAAACCACAGTTCGGGCAGTAGTTGTAGCGGTCTCGATTGTTTCTCGCATGGCAATTACTGCACATGAACCTCGTCTTATCTTCGCCTTGCGCAATCCATTCAGCGGTACGCTCTAAGGCTGTTGGGGCATCTTCCACAACGTCAATGGCATCGCCAATACCGCAAGCACGGCATCTAACTCCATTGTAGCTCTCGCAGCCATCGCAATATGCTTTCTTGATTCTTTCAATAAGTGCGTTTCGTTCAAGGTATTCTGGATAATTAGCCATTGTCTTTCACCTCGATTGTTGGTGCAGTGTCGATGTAATCAAGCACATCATCTAGCACATATCCCATGTAGGCGTACTCAACAGTAAACTCTTGCTCTAATTCCTGCATCCATTCCTCTATGCGTTTGCGTAGTGCATTGGCATCAATCGGTCTGGCTCTCATTGCTCGTCCTTTCTTCAAATCGTGTTATTCACACTTAACCGTAAACGCTAAATATGATTGCAACCCCAACAAGAAAGAAAAGAACATTGACTGCTACAACCGCAATGGCTTTCAAGGTTATGTTGTCTATGTATTTTTCCAAAGTTCTAAGAACTATATATTTTTCGAGCAAATAAATCGGAAAAACGAACACAAAACCAATCATTGTCGTCAAAACAAAACCGAGTACAATTTCAAACAAAGACATTTTTCTTTCTCTTTTCAATCTCCGTGCAAACCGCCTTGTAGAACGCATCCCACGTCTCATAGTCGCAGGAATCGCCAAAGTCAAATCCTGTCCGCTTGCGCTCTGCAATGTCACGTTCAAAGCAATCCAACGTCTTGTCGGTCAGATCCGGCAGAAGCGAGATGATGTATCTGCAAACAAGACTAGGCATATATGACCTTCTGCCCAAGCAATAGCGGACAGCGCAGTTGCAGACCGCTCCGAAGTCGTCATTGGTAGTGTCTACCATGCCTTTCAGTGCATCGTCCTTTAAATCACGTTCCTTACACCCAAGAGAAATTGAAAAGCTACGAAAATCAATATTTGTACATTTTTTACGTCCGCTTTCAATGTCTTGTATGTAACGAACGCTAACACCAATTCGGTCAGAGAGTTCTTTTTGCGTAAGTCCCATCCATTTTCTGCTTGCCTTAATCTTCTCCCCTGCTGTCATCTTTCTTCTCCCATTCTTTACATCCGCGTTCGTCCCACACGAAGTCTGCAACGTGTTTTGACTGGTCGTTCACGCACACGCCCTCCGGCTCTGCGTACCATTTGCAAGAGCCACAGGACGGCTCGGATTTGTTCTTGCAGGATTCTTCCGTGCATCGGATGACCTTGCCAGCAGAGAACTGCTTGATTCCAATGCAAGAGCAATGTTCGGCGGTGCAGTAAACATCCATTATCTCTCCCCTCTCTTTCTCCTTCTGTTGGCATTGAACCGCCCGATCACTCGCTTATACTCCTCATAGCACTCCGGGCACAGGTCGCCTGTGTCCCTGCGCCACGCCCAGCCATTGAAATATTCGTCAGGGTTCATCATTCTGCCGCTCAGAACCGCTCCGCAGCGGTCACACACTCGCTTGTGGTAGATTCCTCTGTCAGTCTGCATTAGTTGTCCTCCCCAACGTCCTTAAACAGGATTTCTTTGTCGGCTTTCCAATCTTTGATTTTGCACGGAATGTCCGTGCCCGGCACGGTCTTTTTCAGACCATCCATCTGCCAGATGTTCCATGAGATGATAGCAGCCATGTTGCGAACCTTCCCAGCGTCAGGCTCTATGCCGAACAGCCACTTAAAGTTTTCTCGCCATGTCAGAAGCATATTTGCTCTTGCAAGCAACAGGCTGTCGCCCTGCCACTCATAGCCGTATGTAGTCGTCGCTGCGTCCTCTGCCACATCGTGCCATGTCCAGACATTCCAATCAAACCAGTTGTTTACACATTTTAGTTTGCGGTCAAACAGTCCTTTTCGCCTTGGTACTGGAATCTTTTTGCCTGTTACCGTGTCGTATCGGTTCACAAGGAATGGTGCTTCTCCGCAGGTGATTTCAAGGACTGTCGAATGGATATACTTGATAGGCTCTTTCTTCATATTGGGCATCGCACCGTTTTCTTCGCCCATGTCTATCATCTTATCGCAGACCCAAGAAGGAGTGAAAACCTCTGCTTTTGCTTTGGTTCTCTTCTTCTGCTCATCCAGACGCTTGAGAACTCGTGGCACTGGCGGGCATTTCTTGATTTGTTCTAACGTGATTTCATCCGAAAAGCCCGCACCCAGTTCAGGCGGTGTCTCTGTCGCCCAGATGATGTTTTTGCCGGTCGTACGGTCTTTCAGCAAGATAAACAGCACCGCTGACAGAATCGGGTCGGAGAAATCAACCAACCGTTGTTTCATTTTCCGCTACCTCTCTGTACTCCACGTCAATCCCCTTCGGCAAAGCCGTCTGGTACTTCTGGGCGAGCTGTTCTGCGCTCTGGGCATCGCCCAACGGCTGTTCAGGCGGCGCAACGGTAACTTCTACGTTGTCACGCATACCAAAGTAGTTCTTGGCTCGGAAAATCCATTCTGCCGGGTTCTCCTGCCCGTACATACCGTTGTACGCCCACATGGACTGCATTTGCAGAATCAGCTTCAAGATGTACTTCTGCTGCAAGCTGTCGTCGCGGCGTTTGCCTGTCATAATCTGTCTCAGGCTAGGCCATTCAATACCCAGCACCAGCGCAATCCATTCGACCACAGGGGAGATTCTGGCTTCGATGCAAGCGTCAAAGAAGAAATCAAGGCGTTGCTGCACTTCAATGGGGTTGTTCATGTCCACGCTCGGAAGGTCGCCAAAATACTTGGCTGCAATCATGCCGATGACCTTCTTGTCCTCTTCACCACCGATTCTTGCCTGCAAATCCCCTGTGTTCATCATCTTCAGCTTTTCGATAGCCAATGCCTGTTGCTCCTTTACCTTCTTACTGACCTGTGATCGGATGCTCTTGTTCTTGTTGAGGTTCTGTATCCGCTTCTTCTCTCGTTCTTTCTCACGCTTCGCAGCGGCTTGCTCTTTCGCCTTTTGCGCTCGTTTCTCACGCTTTTTCTTTTCAGCTTCGGTCAGCGGCGGTCTGCCACGACCACGCTTCGGGGGTGTTGCCATGTGTCAGACCTCCTTTGGCGGTTCTGGAAGATACGCCCAATGAGTTACATCTCCAAATACAATGTACTCGTCGCGCTCTTGCCATAATCCGTCATAAGATAAAAATGCAATTTCAATTCCGAACTTTTTTCTTTTTACGAGAACTTCTTTGTCTTTTTCGGGTAAAACTTTCTTGGCATCAAACCATATATTGGCGGGCTCAGATTTTTCTAACACATTGGCTAAATCTAAAAACACATCTCCAATGCTATTTCTGATTTGTCCTTGTATGTATACGAGGGGGTTTTTGTTATTCAAAAACGACTTCGCTTCATTCTTTTTGTCAGCGCCAACAATTTTCCACGCCACAATGATTGGATCAACATCAACTAGTTTCACACTCTCACCTCTTCATTTTCGTTTCGATTTTATCCAGTTTGGTTGCAATCCACTAGACGGAGCAGCAGTTGTCCAACTGTCGCCACCAAGCGCACTTTTCTTTCTCGCATACGCACCGACCAAGCGGATTACTGGTCATTTTCATCGGGCAATAAAATTCGTTGTCCATGATTTTTCTTAGCCCTCCAACTGGAGATGAGCGTTTACCATCTTGACGGGAAAAAACTCATCTATCTGCAAAAACTCTCCGCTTTTTAAGCTGACACCGCCAGACAATTTACTTACCGAAAGGTTCACGTTAGCTTTCACGAGAATTTCGCCGTTAATCTCAAACACATCTCCATACTCCAGACACCCAAAATTGATTTCTTTTCTCTCAATGTCGCAAATTTCCATCATTTCCACCCCATCACAACAGCCGTACAAACGGCCAAACACACGTTGATGAACACCCAGACGAGCATTGCCTGCCGTTTTTCAAACAGGCTGTCTGCCATGTTCTTGATTGTCCGTTCAGACTGAACTACTACCGCCAGCAGGACTAAGCAGACCAGCCAGCGAGTTACAAATTCAAACATTGTTAGCTCCACCTTTCTCTCAGCTCTTTTTCGACCTGCTCTGACTTTGCGGTAATGTAATCCGCAAACTCGTCAGGTGTCATATCCTCGTTCTTGAACTGCCCAACCATCTCCCAGTACCTGTCACCAATGCGGATGATTTTCTGCACCTGTTCATCGGTTAGGTCTGCATCGCACCGAATGTTCTGAATAAGTGCGCCCCATGTGGCGGCGATGCCATCCAGAGCCATGCGAAAGCCGTATAACTGATTCTGCCGTGCGATTTTGCGGAGGTTGGTCGGCTTGACCTGTTTCCCGCACAGAGGGCAGCTCCCGAATTTATTCATCTGACTGCTCCTTGTTTGGGATGCCGCGGTCAATCAGCGTCATACGGCACGTCCTCCATTCTGAATCCACACATCGGGCAAAATGGCGTTTTGAGACCACACGGGTTCACCTCTCCACATTCCGGATTCGAGCAACGGGTTGCTGGTACACACCATGCGTTTTCCCCTGCACAGCTCACATAGGAGCCGGGAATTTCCTCCCAATGTGCCACCGGTCTCAACGTTTTCGAGCCGATGGTGGGGGCGTTTTCAATATTTTTCTTCATGAGATCAATACCGTCTCGCCAAGCATCGGCTTCTTCTTCACTGTATTGCTTGACTGTCCAATTATTTTGGTCAAGTAGCGCATTTGCATCAATCAATCGCATACCTTTCACTTCTGTTCTCCTTTCAGCCAGTCGTTAAGCTTTGCCATGCAAGAAGGGCAAAGGACAACGGTTTCATCTCTTATCGAGTAAATCCCTTTATCATCGCCAGAAAGGCACTTTACAATAGAATTGCTTTCAAATTTGTCAAGTTCGTCATCAAACGGTGTCATGTATTTCACATCGTTTGAAAGCGGAAACGCTTCACCGCACCTATCGCATACCATTGTCATTTTCTTCATCTTTTTTATCTGCAAAGAAAGATTCGTAGTCAAACCACTTATCATCCAAAATATTTCCGACAATTCTTACAGAACTTCCAAGACCTTTTGTAGCGACACGAACAAACTTGCCTTTCATTTGACCATATTCCTCAACGCCAACCGTGTCCATGATTCGCATGATTGCTTCTATGCCAGAGCCGTATCCCTCAAAGTCTTTGCTTCCAAGATGCCCCTTGCCGAGAACATACCCACCATAGCAAACGCCCCATCCGTGACCATTAAGCTCTAAATCTGAAGTTAAAACTCCGTGGTCTGCCATAGTAAGACAAACGCTTTCAATTTGTGCGTTCTCGATTTTGTAGCCGCTTTCTTCCAGAAGTTCTTTAGTCCATTTTTTCATGTTCTTTCTCCAATCTCTTTAGCAGCCCTTCAACGTCATACCGCCAATGGACACGCAGCCTTTTTGCTTTGACCTCTATCCCTTCTTGTTCTGCCCACTGCCAAGGGATGCTCTTGCGGCTCTCGTTGTATCGGAACGCCATAACCTTGCTGGCAGAGATTGCAAAGGTGCGGTTGACCGCACGGTAATTGACTACCACATGGGCGGTCTGACCGCAGTACCCCATTGCATCCACCATGTCCGTGATGTGCTTTTCCTTTCGGTATTTACACTTTGCCTTGTCGTACTTGCCGAACACCTTTTCCAGAGGGATAGAGGGCGTTTCAATGGTTTTCAGCTCAAACAGGTGGTTCATCGGGTATCGGTACACAAGGAAGTCGCAGATGTTGTCGATGGAAAACGACAGGTTCTCGTTGCCGCCGTAGTAGGTAGCAGCACTGTCCTTCAGCCGATAGCACCACGCATCGGATGGAACAGATGCCTTGAAGTCCGCTTCAAACTGCTTGCCGGTGTTCATAAATCAACCCGTTCATCGTTTTCTTCTCCATGTGTATGGATAAACATAAAGCATTCCTCTCTTAATCATTCTTTCTGTCATCTGTTTTGCCAGCTCAAGGGATGATGCTCTGGGCGCGAAAATCTGTTCCGGGTATTTGATTTCCACCATCAATCCGTTTCGGATAATAGATTTTTCATACGGATATTTGTAACCGTCTTTCAGGATATAGCCAACCATCTTCTTGCCGTTATGTGGTTTGAACCCATACCAAATGCAAGAAAGCGGGCTACTTTCAAACGGAACCAAAATCTGTTTATTTGAATCAATTCTGCAATGGCTGTTCAAAACAGAAGCGATGTGCTTCATCGTTTTCTTCGATGGATTTCTCATCCTCTTTCACCTCTAAATTCACTTCCGAGAAACCGCTTCTTGCCACGTTCCCGATGCTTGTCCTCATAATCACGGTGGTACACGCTCTGGCTGTGGTTCAGCTCATGAACGAACGCCTTGCGTTCCTCAAAGTCTTTCTTCTCTGCCTTATACTTCTCGCAAGTGTCGTGGCAAGCTGTGTAGCGTGATGTGCAGTTGAGACAGCAGGTAATCATTCCAATTCACCCCACTGTTCAGCCATTGCTTTTGCAATGCCTGGAAAAGTTTTGCTTCGCTGTTTCGCTGTTCTGTGGCCACTTTGAGACCATGCGTCTTTTCGTTTCACCGCACGATGATCTGACGACGCGACCCATTTCGACGTAGGTATAACGATATCTGTGGCGAACAGTCCCGGAATATTTTTCAGCCATAAGCACGTCGTTTTCATGTATTCATCTCCGAACATATACGGCTGAATGATCTGGCTGTATTCTGGCAGTCCAAAAATTCGCATTGGTATCGGATTTTCTATTGCTATTTTATCCACCGGGGCATTCCAGAACTTCATGAAAAAATCTCGTGCATCGCATCCATTTTTATATCGCTCTGCTTGAATTTTGCCATCAATCACTAACCTATTTCCGCCTGCTTTTGTCAAATAAGTGCAAGGCGGGTGAGCAATGAGCAAATCCCACTTGCCGACTTCATGTGACACTCCGTCCATCGTAACGATTTGCCTCCCCTCAATGGCCTTGAGCGCATCCCCAAGAATGTGCCACTCAGGATGCCCGCCTGACGGTTCCTGAATGTCGCAGGAGTAGGCTTCGTGACCTTTTGCGCGAAACGCTTTGCACACTTCTTGCGATTCCTCGCAGGCAATCAACACTTTCATCTTTCCAAACGCCCGTCCAGCCAGATAGCGCAGCTCTTATATAAGGTAGGAGATCAGGACTTTGCCGAAGCGAAAGCCTTGCTCATATCAGTGATAATGTCATATCGGTCTTGATATTTGCTGTACACAGTCGTTCCAGTTCCAAGACCAATCTGCGTCTGGTTGATGGAAGCAGGAACTATATAAATGCTTTCCTTCTCTTCGTTTTTTGCAATCAGAAAATAAACATCGCAAGTAGGGAATCGTTTTTCAAGATTAAACGAATAGCAAAAACTCTTATTTGCTCTGCTCGGCCTTGCCGTTTTCACATCAACCTTAACGCTGCCATTAACATAAAGGTCATAGGCGTATCTAGTTGACATTCGCTCAACCGCAAATCCATGCTCTTCCAGCAGTTTTGTAGCAAGGTCTTCGCCATACTTTCCGAATTGCGTTTCGCTTTCTTTCATTTCGATATTAAGGATTTCAGCTATTTTGTAATAGCCACCCGGAAAACGGCGAATTGCATTTGTCAACTTGTCGTTTCCGTAATACTCGCTCAATTCACTTCTTGATGGCATTCTGGTTAAACCAGTGGCAGACATACAGGCTTTCACATACAGCAAGATTTTATCTTGCGTCCAATGCGTTTTTTCTTCCCGATTCATGCGCATCTCCAATCAGAAGGGCAACGAACCATCATCGTCAATCACAGAGAAGTCATCTGCGTTTCCCTGCGAATAGTTCTGTGGTGCATCCTGCGCCCGATCGGCGGGTTTGCTGTCAGACTTGCCACCGCAGAAGTCAACCTTGTTCGCCATGATTTCCGTTGCGGTGCGGTTATTTCCCTGCTTGTCAATATACTTTCGTGTTTGGATGCTGCCAGTCACCAGAATCAGGCTACCCTTCTGGAACCACTTGGAAACGAACAGTGCCGTATTACCAAATGCGGTGCAGTTGAAAAAGTCGGTTTCCTTCTGACCGCCACTCTGACGGTCAGAAGCAATGCTGAACGTGCAAACATCCTTCCCAGACTTCGTGACCTTAGCTTCAGGCGTGTGAACCAGACGCCCCTGAATTGCAATAGAGTTAAGCATTGTTTAGCCCTCCTTCGGCTGTTTCTGGGCACAGTCCCAACACAGGACACGCCCAAAGCGTTTCTTCGTGCTTCTTGCAGTTTCCAGCGGAGTGACGGTGCGATTGTTGTACTGGACAGGCTGCAACTGTTTTCCACAACAAGCGCACGGAGGAATATTTTTTGCATCCGCCTGCTTTTGGACAGGCTTGCTTGCCCTGCTTGTGGTCTGCTTCTGGTACTCGTCCGTGTCAGCGTCCTTCGTATCGTCAATGCAGAACAGACCGTTCAGAGCGTACTTTCTGGCGTAGCTGCTTGCAGTACCGGTAATCTGCGAATCGTCCATACCCTTCTTAAACTCAGGCTCACGAGCGTATGCAGTTACCGTGTAGGTGGCACCATCCTGCGATTCAACTGTTGCGGTGGCTTCGATGTAGTGCCAACTGTCAACAATAACAGGCTTGTCGGAAAGCCGTAGCACAAGGCTATGTGCTTTCAAGATTGGCTTGACCGCTTCGAGAATGTCCTCGCAGGAACGGTACTTGTAACCGCCAAATTTGTTCATCTGCCCTTTGGGGGCTTTCAGCTCTGACTGAACAGCCATCAGAGCTTCATGGATTTTGCTGTTATCCATCAGTTGTTCTCCTTCCTCGCTTCTTTCCTCGCTTTACGGCAAGCCGGGCAACGCTTGGGCAGTGCCATGTTATGCGATTCAAAGAAAATGCGTTCTGCACGAAAAATCTCGAATGCTTTTCCGCAGTCACGACACGTTTTCTCGATGCTTGTGTTCTCGTCCCACGAAGCCCTTCTTGCTGCATCTTCGACAGCAAACGCTTCATTGATTCCGTCATAAGGGCTCCTAACAAGCGTATGCTTCGGTGCGTGACCGTTCTTGCGGAGTGTTTCCTCCAAGTTGTTCCTTTCGCAGCTTGCGCAAAGAGTTTCGGTGCTGTTCTGGAACACCGAAAAAGGCTTATTGCACTTTTCGCAGTGCTTAATTTCTTTCTTGTATTTGCTCATTTCCTTTCTTTGGCTTCATTAGGCTTCATTGTTCTTTCTTCGGCTTAACTCGGCTGTACAAAATTAGCCAGCCATCAGGTCTGACAACTGTGCGCGGAGGTCTTTCAGCTCTGCTTCCCTGTCCTCAATTTCAGACTGCAAGTCCTTAATCGCTGCCAGCCGGTCAGCTTCTTTGGCTTCTGCTTCCTGCTCACGGGTTAGGAAATACACGCCGTCGTCCGGCTCGTTTATTCCTCCAAATCTGTCGAGGTTAATCATTTTTGGGTCTCCCTCTCTTTCGCTGCTCTTTTATTTGCAGTGCACTGTACCACTGGTCTTTGTCGATTTCGATGGTAGACCACCGGTGATTACAGACAAGACACTTTTTTCTGCGAACGATGCTGTCGTGGTCAGACCGGCTGTCAACCGTTGTAATGTTGTCACTACCGCACATCGGGCACTTCATCAAGCATCCCTCCACTCGTTCGTGTGGTTGGCAACACGCTTGATTTTCCGGCGCTCGCGTTCGCTGCGTTCTTCTTCTTCGGCGCTAACAGCCAGCGCACACAGAACGATAGCCGTTGCCAGCAGACCGCAAGATACAATCACCCATCCGAACATCTGTGCGGTGGTCTGGCATCCCTGAATCGCGTCTCCACACCCGACTGCTGCAATTGCCACGACCAGACCGATCATGGACAATGCTGTTCCTTTCAAAATTTTCATTGGTTCTCCTTTTTGCTGCCAAAATTAAAAATCCATCCGGTTGCCATTACAGCGGCTGCCACGATGATCCCCCATGTGCCTTTTGCGCCTACCAGTAGTTCAATGAGATGTACCAGCCACAGGTTCAAAAGGAACGCTGCAAGAATCAACGCCAGAATGATGCCCCAGATTAGGGCGATTTCCACAAGTGCTTTCATTTTTTTCCTTTCGCTTGTTGATGTGTTCCAGCCGCTCTTTCTCCCGGCTGTGCCAGCGGATTTCTCGTTTTCCGTAGTACTTACCGTTCATAGGTCAGCTCTCCTGACGCAAGCATCCGTGATACGTCGCCGTAGTGTTTGCCGAGCTTATCAGCAAGCACTTGAACTTCTCCGATAGACGGAAACGCTTTTGTTTCTCTAGCTCTTGCGTTTTCGTTCTGTAGGCGTTTTTTACGCTTTTTGTCACGTTCCTTGTCCATTTTGTGCTTGCACTCCGAGCAATATCTCTTTGTAGGGTTTACTAAGCCAAGAAATAGACCACAACGCTCGCAATATTTAATCTTCACGCTGCATCTCCTCTTTCATTCTGGCTTCCCGATTGTGGCGCTCAAAGCATTGGTTGATGGACTTCTCCATCCAAAGTACCTTGTTGGCATCGTTTCGGGACACGCCAGCAGCCATTGACAGCTTCAGTCTGCGCTTGCGGCTTTGCGCTTTACGAAATATCATTACCAGCACTCACCAGCCTTAATGTGATAATCTGTTCCATGTTCAGTCCTCCGCTTTCTGGATTTTCTTTGCTTTCAAAAAGAGGTTTACGAAGTAGACTTGGCCGCGACCGGAAATCTTAGGAGTGCGGTTAATGGAAATGTGGTCGCTGTGTTGAATTGTGGTCTCTTTGATTTCAAACAGCCCCATCTCCATACTACGCTGCGTAGGCAAGTTGTAGTCGCTTCGTTTCGGGTCTTTAATGAGGTAGCCGTTCTTTCGCATCCAGTCGAACAAGCGGTTCTGTCCGATGTTAATTCCATTTTGCGAAAGCAGCTTTGCCATCTCACCAACGAGAATGGATTTTTTGCTTGCCGAAACTGCGTCAGCGAAAATCGCTTTCGGCTTCATGGTTTCAATCTGCTTGTCCTTCTCTTCCAGCTCTTCGTGTGCTGCGATCAGCGCAGTTGCAAGGAGCTGTGAGCGGGTAAGCTGCGGCTGTTCGGTCAGCTTCTTCTCCATCTCGTTGAACGCTGCAATGTACTTGAGCTTCCACTCAAGAGCCGCCTTTCCGGTAAAGCCCATAGCCAGCAGGGTGAAACCGTCACGGTTCATCAGGTAAGCCCTCTGTTCCCTGCCGTAGCTGTCCGGCGCTGTGGTTTCAAAGAACATCTCCCCAAAATTGGGGACATCTTTTTTGATTGCATCGATGTCACGTATCACATGATCGTGACGCTTTTCAAAGTTCTCGGCAATCTGGCGGCTGGATGCTACCGGTTCGCCGCTTTGCATGGATAGCACGATCTCTCTCATTTTTGCTCTCTTTCTTTTATAAGCTCATTCAGAGCTTCTTTCACCTTAGCTTCCGCATTTTTAGGCTCACGCTTACCGTTCAGGATTTTCCCCAAGTATTCCGGTGCGCATCCCATTTTTGCAGCAAGCTCTCTGATTTCGATATTGTGAACATGAAGCGTTCCTACAACATCGCCTGTCCACTTAGGAAGCAAATTTTTTCTCCTTTCTTGTTCTAATACTTGAACTTTTTGAAAGAATGTGATAATATTATGGTGTCAAGCAAAAACATTATCGAACGTTCTTCTATTTGTTCAAAGCCTTTAATTTGTTCTACCAATTGAACTCGGTATCTTTATTAAAGCACAAGCAGTAGAACTTTTCAAGTGTTTTTGTTCAAGTGGTAGAACTTTGTCATCTTGTACAAGCACTGGAGGTAAGTTTTGTGTTTTTTGACACTTTCGTAAAACTATGCGAAGAAAAGGGAGTAAAGCCGTCTCGTGCTTTAACCGATGCTGGTGTCCCAAAATCCGCTTATAGTTATTGGAGAACAGAAGCAAGTTTCGGAAACGATGCAAAGCCGACCAATCAGAATGCAGTTAAGTTGGCGCAGTACTTTGGCGTTACTGTAGACTACCTTCTCACTGGCGAACAAAAAGAAAATCCGCCCCAGCAGCCGCAAAGTGAAGTCGATGCAGCAGTGGAGCGGATTAGAAAAAAACTTGAATCTATGCCGAAAGAGCAGCGTGAAGCTCTGATGAACCTGATCGAGAAGATGTGAGGTAAGCCAATGTATTACTTGTTGTGCGGCTGCGCCTTTTGCTTCTGGTTCATGCAGGCCTTGTTAAAAGGCAATGACCGTGTGTTATATGGAAACGGCAGAAAATATCGTTACCGTAAAAGAAAGAATCACTGGTTTTAAGCGAGGTGGAAGATGAAAAAGCACAGCAAAGAAGAGCTTCTTAACGATAAGAGCAGCCACATGGGTGCAAGGTTTATGTACTCATTCGGAATGGCTTTCATTGTGTTTTCCTTTCTTCTCCTGATGTATTCAACCACTGCCTTTATCATTTGTATGGCGGTTGGTCTGTTTTTGTTCTTTAAGGGAAAAAAGGAATACAATCTTTTTATGGAGAAAAATAAGCTAAAGCAGAAAATGTACAAAACGCCTGTAAAAGCAAAGATTGTCGCTTCTGGGGTTAGTAAGAAAGCAGGAAGCGCTGCTGTTCGCACAGCGGTCGGCGGTGCTGTTGGTGGGCTTCCCGGTGCTATTTATGGTTCTGCTACTGCAAAATCTAAAGCCGACGTGACGTTCTATGTCACCTACGAGGATGGGCACACGGCATCCGAAACCGTAAGCGCAAATTCTTCTAGGTTCAATGAGCTGATGAAAGTCTGTGAAGATTGACCCGGTAAACTAAAAACCCCTTGTGCCGGGCTGGTATAGCTCTGCGCAAGGGGTTTTCTGTTATTCCAGGTCTAGGACTTGCTCAGCTGCCGGAATCTTTTCAGGGTGTTCCAACAGCCATGCGATAAACCTGTCAATCTTAGCTCTTTCTTGTTCGCTCATTGCAGCATATCCTCCCGATTGGTAAGTGCAGATGTTCATTTGATACGATTATACATCTTTGCGTTGTATAGTCAATACAATTTTAACAACTTCATAAAAATCGAATGTTTTTTGCGCATCTATCGTTTTTCATCGGGAAAGCCAACGCAACAACGAGCGTCCAATAAAACCACGATGGAATTTGTTTATCCTTTATTTTGCAATGCGTCTTTGAGCATAGAGCGAAAGGGGTTTTCAGGCAACTTGTCCAGCGCATCTGCTTTGACAAGTGCATTTGTGCTGATGCTGTGTGAAACATTGTTTAGCTGCACAATGGCATCGTCTAAGTCCTTCACGGTTGCTCCACGCCGTTCCATTGACTGGAGGAAAGTTTTCACTTCTTCAAGAACGACAGGGTTCTCGGCTTTATAGAATCCATTCGTAAAGTCCATCTTCTTCTCCTTTCACAGTTCCACAAGCTGTCCATCAATGCGTTCGATGTTGTCTGCTGGGTCGCGCCCATCGTCTAAGGCGGCTACGGCACGTTCCAGGATGCCTTTTGCTTCGAGGTAAGCATCTTTATCAGCTTCGTACCCAGAAAGGCTCAGGACAAGCTCCAGCGTCCGTCTGCGGGCGTATGGGACAATCAGAGCATCTACAGTTCGGTTCATTAGCTTTCCTCCCATGGTTCAGGTGTGTGTGGCTGCCCATCGGTAACGCTGGCAGGCATTCCGTCGATGATCGGCATACGTTCATGGTTCCAGATTGCAGTTTCTTTCATTTTGTGTTTCCTTTCTATTTGGAATTTTTTGACAATACAGTTATAACACAGGCTGCTGTTGGTTCTCCATAGCAGCTTTTTCCATTTTTTGGCTTGTCGAATCCGGCAGTTTTGCAGAATTTTGTTGAAAGGGCGTGAATTTATGGATGAATATTTAGTAAGAACGGCCAAAGCATTAGAGATGGCACGGATGCACTCTGGTCTAAGCCAGCAGAAGCTGGCGGCACGGATGGGCATAAATCGTGGCACGGTCGCCAATTGGGAGCAAGGCCTGGCAGCTATTTCCCTGCCAACGGCTATGCGCTGGTTTACCTGCTGTGGTGTATCGGCGGCTCGATACATAGACGCTTGCATTTACCCGGGGCTGCTGGAACATTTGGAAGATGACCTTCCTGGTCTGGAAAAGCGGCAGATTCTCATAGATGCTATGATGGAATGTTCTTCCTACGAAATAGATGCCTTGTTGTACATCCGGTACGGAGATCACGGATCAGACCATATGGGTGTGCTGACGGAGGTTCTGGCAAACCTCCACACACCGTTGAAGGACAGGGTCTCTGTTTGCCGGATGGTATCGGGCAACTACGAGATAGCGCAAGCTACCGGAACAGACCCAGACCCGAATGGAACCGCCCCGAAGATGGAAATTCTCTATCAGGCACAGGACGCTGGAACGGAAGCTGCTATGAAGTCCAACGATTCTTATACCGTGAATCCAAATAATATAACTGGCTGATTGTCGAATTATCGCAGTTTTTGAAGAACATTTTGTCCACTTTTTGTACACCTATCGGGCAAATTTACCTTGTCAATCCGTCCCCCATAAACTGTAAATCGACAACATTCGCGCGGAATAAATAACGAATTATCGTGAATATATAGCTTGCAATTAAGCAGCTCGTCAATCCGTCCCCCATAACACCGGTTGAAAAGTTTTTCATCCACTTTTTGTACACGTTAGATAAGACTAATCATTGCCGGAAAGACTTTATTCAGCAAATGGAAGGTTAAGTTATCCAGAAGCTGGAATGGAAAAACAAAGAAATTGTTGAAAATTATCGTCATCGCCTATTTAACGATGATATTTAATCTCTTGTTTATTTCTTGTTTAATATATAATATGTAGATGGGGGACGAAATGACAAAGCATGGGGGACGTTTTGACAAGTCACGGGGGACATTTTGACGACCCTATGGGGGACAAAAAGACAAGTCATGGGGGACAGAATGTATTGACTTGTCCCCCTGACCTGTGATATACTGCTTTTAGGCTAGAAAAGGAGGCGAACAGATGCCAAAAATATCCGACAACAACCTTGTCGAAAAAAGCAAATCTCTTGTGTGGGCAAAGTTCAGGGACTACACGGCAGGCGAGCTTCGGTTGCTAGAGGTTTACTTGTCAAGAATAAACCCGAGAGACCCAAACAGCAGCCGTGTAGAGTTTACTTTGGCAGAGTACAGAGACCTGCTGGGGTTAAAAAGCCTTGATGCACGAAGGATTGAGCCGCAGATCAAGCACTTTCTAGGTAATACAGTGTCGATTCCCATTGACAAAGAGAAGGGCACGTTTGAGAGCTTTGTCCTTTTCACAAGGGCAAAGCTGGACTATGTGCCGGAAACAAGGTCTTATGTTGTGGCAATCACTTGCAACCCTGACCTTCGCCCTATCTTCTTTGACATCGCAGAAAGCGGCTATGTTCGGTATCGGCTGCGTTACACGTCACGGATGAAATCGCAATACAGCATTCTGCTTTACTCGATTCTTCGGGACTGGATAAACATGGACAGCAAGCCGCATGAAATCAGCCTGAAAAAGCTGAGAGAACAGCTTGGTGCGATGGAAGCAAGCTACGATATTTACAAGAACCTTCGCAAACGAGTGCTTGATGTTGCAGTAGATGAGATCAATGCTGTGTCTGACATTGTAGTGACCTATGAACCGGTTCTTGTGGCACGAAAGGCTGTGGCGGTCAAGTTCAAGCCCAAAATTAAAGCGTCTGAGACGCTGATTGAAGCTCAGGCAAGCGAAGTATCGACCGAACCTCAAAAAGCCGCCAGAAAGCCCCGCAGAAGCGGATACGAGGATTTTGACTGGTCTGTGTGTGACGAGCTGGAAATGCAGGACTGCATTGACGTGGCAAAAGTGGTTGAGAAGTGGATGAAGAAAGAGCATCCCGAAATCAAGCTGCCGAGACGCAGAGAAGCGGTTTACGATACGGTGAAGGCGGCGTATAAGGACATCTTATCCTTGAGCAGAATGCCGTTCCCTGACAGACCTGTTGGCTATTTGATTAGAAGCGTGGACAAGGCGGGCGTTGTGGATAGATATATGCCAGCGTTCTATTCCATTGAAGCGTTGCAAAAGTAGTCAGATGTAGCACATTGAGCAGATGATGCAGAAAGGAGAAAGAATGGGATGGATTAGTGTGAAAGATGAGTTGCCAAATTACATGGAGAATGTAATTGTTTTCACGGAAAATCATATTGACGTTGGACATTTGGCAAGAGGAAGATATGGTTCGTTGTGGTGGGAAAGGGATTCCGTTGATGTATGGAAGGACAACGAGGTTCTAAGAGATGTAACCCATTGGATGCCGCTTCCTGAAGAACCAGAAAAATAAAGAAAGAGTGATAAAATGGCAAAAATCATAGCTGTCGCTAACCAGAAGGGCGGCACAGGAAAGACCACAACAAGCACCTGTCTGGCTGGTGCGTTGCAGTTGCTTGGCAAGAAAGTGTTGCTGGTGGATTGCGATGCTCAGTGCAACGCAACGGACACCTACGGCGCACAGACAGAGGACGTGTGTACTCTGTTCGATGTAATGACCCGGCAAGGTACAGTAGAAGAAGGAATCCAGCACTGCGAAGCCGGTGACATTCTGCCGTCAGACAGCGCATTGAAGGACATCGACGAGCAGCTTGTCCGGGACATTGGTAAGAACTTCCGGCTGCGTGAAGCGCTGGAATCCGTTTCTGCACAGTACGATTACATTGTTCTGGACACTCCCCCGCAGCTCGGTCTTGCGCTTGTGAACGCTCTGATCGCCGCCAACAGCATCATCGTGCCTATTACGGCAGACCGATATGCGCTTGCCGGATTGAGCCAGCTTTCGCAGACTATCGGTGACGTTCGCAGATACTTCAATCCGACTTTGAAGATTGAAGGTCTGCTCCTGAACCAGTACAAGAGCCGTGAGAACCTGTCAAAAGAGGTCGTGGAGCAACTTCCTGTGATTGCACAAAGCATGGGAACAAGACTGTTGGACGTGAAGATTAGACCGTCTATGGGCGTTCGCAAGGCACAGGCAGAGCGTCACAGCCTGTTTAGTGGCGACACAGCAAAGAGCACTAGCGCAGAGGATTTCAAGACGTTGGCGCAGTATCTCGTTGGAGGTGAGGGCTGATGAAGTCAACCAGCAAAAAAACATCCGGCTTGTTGGGCGGGTTTGACTTCCAGCCCGTCAACGATGTTTCTTCTGCAAATGAGGTAGTCACTCTGCCAGAGAATGAACAGTCTAAACAGAATCAGCACAATGAACATATTCGGCAGAGTAGTCAGATGCAGCAGAATGAAGAAGTGCGGCAAACTGAGCGGAATGAACGAAATGAACAGATTAAGCAGATGCAGCAGATTCGTCAGGTTGAAAACATGGAGCAGATGCAACAAACGCCCAAAGAAGACAAACCGAAAGCCTTGAAACAGGCGAAGCGAGTTCAAAAGCACATTGAACAAGGCGAAGTTGCAGAAGCATTGCAGGAAGCGGGCATTATTAAAGAAAAAATTGATGCACCTGTGGATAAACGAAAATCGAGCAGTAAAGGAAAGGAAGATGTAAGAACATCTCGAGTGTCTGTTCCGATGAGTGAGAAAGAGCGTAAGTTCATTTATAGGGAAGCCAGAAAGCATGGGATGTATCTTGGGCAATATGTATATGCTCTCGCAGTTGCGGCAGCAAACGGAAAAATCGTATTGGAGGACGATTTAGATGAATGACTCAAAAAAGAAGCTTGGATATTATTTTGCAAAATACAGATTTGTACTCCAAGATGATAATACTTGTACGGATGTAATTTATTTTGCTCAAAATTTGGAATTGCGTTACACAAGCCCGAAAAAACCAAAAATTGAGACTTTCAAAATAAAGGATTTGGAAAAAATCAAGAAAGATAATTATCGAGGTTTTGAATTTATTCCTGTGACAAATTTTATATTTTTGAAAATAAAAAAAGCATTTATAAAACGAAACACGTATAATGTGAAAATTTTGCCAAATATTACTCAGTATGATATACGAGGAATTGAATCTAAATGGTTTTGCAATTTGCCTAAAAATACACAAATTGAAGAAGTTGTGTATTGGAAAGACTATAGCGGCATGACAACTGTGCATGAGCTTTCGGAAAGGCTGAGGGATAAAGAGTATATAGAATACATGAGAGACCGCTTTATGAAAAAAAACTGAAGATTGAACTAGAAAATTTCTTGGAGGATTGACGATAAAAGTTAAGTTCTATAAGATTTTCAAATAAAATTTATAACGGTATTACGTAAATAATTGAAAAAAGGGAAACTGATATGAGTGACTATTATGTTGAGCGACTGAATAAAGTAAGGAATATGTCGTGTAAGCCAGTAGGGATGTCTCTTGTAAAAGATGGATATGTGTTTGACGAAGATAAATCCGTAAAATGGAATCGTGAACAGGTTTCTAAGAACAATCAGAAATATCAGGACGAAGTGAAAAGGCTTAATCAGGCTAAAATGAAAGCTCGTGAAGAGACTTATACTGCTTTCTATAAAGATATTGCCGATGCGTTAAACAGAGCGATTGGTGGAAAAGAAAAAGTTACTACAGAGCAAGCAAAGGTTGTTTGGAAATATCTTGAAGGACATTTGTCTGACCCGTATGATATTGAAGGTCCCCTGTATGATTTAATTAACATGATTGCAGATTTCGTTGCTGGTGGGCCAGACAATCACTAAGTCGATAAAAGCTGAGTTCTAGGAGGATTGACGTATGATGAGGTCGAAGGAATTTTACGAAGGAAGTATTATCCGCTTACAGAAAATGGTTAAGCGTGGCATTTGCGTTCTTTTGTTCGATGCTTTTGCCGTAGCAGTTCAGATTCCTTTTATCTTTGCGGGGAAATGGGTTGCAGCGCACTTGATTTTGTCCATCGCCGTATCTTTTGCAGCGGGATTTAGCTTTAACACGCTTGTAGATAGCAAAAGACAACTTGATATGTACAAGGCAGATATGGAATTGTACTATAAAAATAAAACAACCCCTGTGTAGTCACAACGACCGCACAGGGGAGAAAGGAAGAATATGAGAGAAAAAAGTTTACTCGAAAGCCTGACTTGCAGAGAAAAAAAATTTGCGGTTGGATTTAGATGTCAATGTTGTGGAACGGTTGCTTGGGTAAAAGGTAAAGACATGAAGATAGAAGAAAAATTCATGGACAGAAAATTCATGGATGGAAGCTATGTTTGGATTTGCCCGATGTGCAAGTTCGGAATGGAAAGCATCACCTTTGCGCCAGTCGAAAATATTTTTGATGAATAACAAAACAAGCCCCTGTACAGCCTTGATGGGTTGCACAGGGGCTTCGTTTTACTTATCAGCAATGCAATCCCAGTAGAGATATGCCTTGCCATCTGTGGCGTCTGCGTCCTCAAGGAACGCCTTTGCCATGTCAGCGTAGAAGCCCGGTGTGTCAACAGACTGGCGCTTTGCGACCTGACAATAATCCGAGTACATCATGTTCATCACAGCCCAGAAATCGTTCGGGTCACAAGTGATATTCCGCTGTTTGGCAACGTCCTGCGTCTGTTCCAGCGTCCAGTGACAGCCCTTCGTGCCGTCAGCGTTCACCATGCTGTCACACCATTCCTCTGCTTCATCGTGGGTGAGGTGCTTGCGTGGCATCTTGATAGAGCGGCTGTCCGCACCGCCATGCTCATACTGCCCAGACCGCTTGTCCCAGTCTCCGTTCTGCGAAAAGCCAATCTGCGGCATCTTGCGCCCATACTCTACGTCAGGGTAGCGGGGGATAGGGTAGGGGTCGATGTAGCGGTTCTCCTCCTGCGGATAGTATGGATAGCGGTCGTTGCCGTTTTCCAGCTTGCGCAGACGGCGTTCCAGCTCACGTTCCCTGCGGTCACGTTCTTCCTCAAGGCGGTCGCGCTCCGGCTCACGGTTTTTGTCGTGGTCACGGAGCATCATCATGCGGCGAAAATTGTTCTTGCCCATAATCTATACCTCCTTAGGAAATGGACGCGGGCGCACCAGCGTGGGAGCGGCAGAAGCAGCCAAGATATTTGAAAGTGCCTGTGCCAGTGGCAGACGTTGCAACGCGGGTAGCGTAGCGGGTGCGAGTGTGGATGCTCTCGGCTGTTGCCTGAGCGCAGTTGCAGTCGGTCAGAGGGTATGCGGTCGTGCCTGCACCTATGGTAATGACCACAGGGGCGTTGATGGTGGTCGTGTCCGGCAAGCTCTGAGCAACGACAATGCAATATTTTTCGCCTGCTGCGTAAGACCCGGCAGGGATGTTGATGGTCAGCGTATCGTCGGCAAACGTGACTGCCTGACTGATGACCAAGTGCGGGCAGAGTTTGCAGCTTGTTTTGCAAGCCATAGTATTTTCCTCCTAAAAAATCAGGGGCAGAGGTGTCTTACCCCTGCCCCGATGGTTCACCCGGTGTTATCGGGGAGTGTATTGGTTAGCAGCAGCCGCAGCAGTTCACGCCCACGTTGGGGTTTGCCACCTGATAAGCGGGAATCGGACGAGGATTGACCCGGTTCAGGATGGTATCGGTCTGCTGGGACATCACAGTGGTCAGAAGCGCATTCTGACGATCCTGAGAAGCGGCGAACTTCAGGCTCTGGTTCTCAGCGGTCAGAGTGGCAATCTTATCCTGCGTGAAGTAGTCCATCATGCTGCGGAAGTTGGCGTTGCAGTTGTCCACGATGGCACGGGCGTTATCTGCGATAGCCTGACGGGTAGCGCAGTCCTGCTGTGCAATGGTGTACTTCAGGTCGCCGATGAGCTGCTTGTTCTCGCAGCAGCAAGATGCAAGCTGCGTCTGGATGGCAGTCTGACCCGCCTGCCGTGCGTTGCCCTCCTGCATGATGGCAAGGCTGATGGCGTTGTCGCCGTTGGACACGCTACGCTCCAGACCGTTCACAAGCTGTGCGTTCTGGTAGCCAAGCTGACAGATCGCCTGATTAGTACCAGCAAAGCCGCCTGCAATGGCAGCGTTGAGGGTGTTCATTTGTGCGAGCTGGTCATAGCCCAGAGAGCAGATACCGCTCTGGATGCCAGCCAGAGAGCGGGAGGTGTCCTGCTGGTAGAAGCCCTCAGACAAAGCCGCACGAGTATCTGCGCCGCCCTGACCGGTTGCACCGGTGCCCACCAGATAGGGGATGTAGCTGTTCATGCCGTTGTCACCGCCGTTCCGGCCGTAGCCGTTTGTACCCCAGCCGAAGATGATGGCGAGGATGATAACCGCCCACAGACCTTCGTTGCCGAAGAATCCGCCGTTGTTATTACCGCCGTCCTGCCCAGCCAGATAGCCAGTTGCAAAATCGTCCATAACAAAACTCCTTTCAGTTTTGCGTTATGCTATCCCACCGCCGTATGCGATGGGCGAAGCCAAACAAAAGCGGTTTTTGTCAAGTCCGCAAAACTGAGAAGCGTTTCGCTTAGAGGGATGCTTATTTTGGGGTTATCAAATCAGCTTGGAGGATTGCTTTTTTCGTCTTCCGGGTCATCCCACTTTTTGCTGGCAGCCCCGAAAATCAAGCCTAGCATCAAAGGAACCCATAGTTTGTCGTTCTCAGACAGATTGTTGAGGTCGAAATCTTTTTCTGGATGGTTGTTTTCAAAATCGTCCATTGCAAAGCCTCCTCACTTCGGAAGCGTCAAATTCAGGACGCTTGCCAGCTGGTTCAGGTCGATGCCACGCTCTTTGGCGAGGTTCTGCGCCATCGTTCGGAGCTGTGCTTCGTTCTTGCCCTGAATCAGGTTCAAGCCCTGCATGATGGGGGCATTCTGCCCGCTCAACTGCTGGATAAGCCCCATCGGGTTCTGCCCGGCGCGAGCCAGATTTGCAAGCTGCATGATAGGGCTGTGCGTAATCATATCAAACGGAGAGGACATTGTTATTCTCCTTTCTTTGCAGCGGCAGCGGGCTTTGAAAAGCTCTTCTGCCACTTTTCCAGTTCATCCAGCCGATGTACAAGGGCGTTGTACTGCTCAATAGGCACATACTGCTGTGTCGGTGCAGCGGTCTGCTGTGCCTGTTGTGCTTGTATCTGCCGCCATGCTTCCGGGCTGTAAAACTCCTGCACATAGGATTCGCAGGTGTCAGGGTTCAGCCGCTTGCAGTAGATCACGCCGCTGCGCAAGTCTGGGCAGTAGGTCGGTCTGCCGTGCAGGTCGGGCGGTATTGCCAAAAATTCTTCTCTGCTGGAAACAGGTCTGCCCAGCAGCCAACCGCCGTCCTGTACTGACTGCTGAACAGGCTGCTGCCCATTCATCGGCTGCGGACGCTGCTGCTGTGCCTGCTGCATCTGCGTGTTCGGCAGGGGAGTGGCAAGACCAACCGTGCCCATACCGCCGTAAGGATTGATAGGCTGCTGTGGAACATAGGACGTTCCGGGTGTCTGGTAATAGCTCATAGTACATCCCTCCTATTGCGCTCAGTGTACCGCACTGGCAAAAAACGAGCGGCAACGAAGGTACAACAAAGGACAAAAATGCTCTATTTTGCCAAAAGAAAAAAAGTGCTCATTGAGCACAAAATTTTACAAATAGGCTTGACTTTTGCGCTCAATGAGCGCATAATAAAGACAGTGAAAGACACCAACACACAACAACCTGGAGGTAAAAAATATGAAGATCCTTAACGCTGAAGAGTTCGCCGCAAAGGTCATGGAGAACGGCACCGAGGTGGAGCCTGACGAATACAAGACCATGGACTGGCAGCAGTGGGAGCCAGACGAAACCGTATGGACGATTTACGCCCACATCGGTTGCGATGGTGAGGTTTTGCACTGCCGTGATCACGCAACGGATACGTTTACAGCGGACATGCACTTGACCAATGAGCAGTCCGAAGCGCTCATGAGCGGCGAACTGGACGACATGGAGAAGGACGTCATCATCAGCGACATCTACCCCCAGTACGTCGAGACGCTCAAAGAGAACGAAGAGTGGATTGACCTGTAAATAAAAAATCCCCTGCCGGATGCTCGCAACATCTGACAGGGGATTTTGTGAAAGACGTACCATGGAGGTACACGAACATATTATCATGCGAAGGAAAGGAAGTCAACCATGTATAGCAAAGCAGAACTTTTTGACATGGCTGCCAAGCAGCCGAAAGAAGTTTTTCTCGGTAACGTCACCCTCAGCATCCCGGACGATGCCGAGGGGAATGTCGATCTGGACGCCGAGACCGCCCGCCTGTCCCATCTCTGGGACGTCTCCCGCATGAGCATGCGGGAAATGGTCAAGGCCTCCGGACGCAGTCAGACCGCATTTGCAAAAGGTGCATGCATTCCGTACCGTACCATGCAGGGCTGGTGCCTGGGCGAGAGGGAGTGCCCGGTGTATGTACGCTTCCTTCTGGCCGAGCACTACGGCCTGATCTGAGGAAAATTTTATGGCAGAAGATTTGACTGGAAAGCATTTTGGAAAGTGGACGGTACTTGCACCGTCTGAAAAGCCGCACTACTACACATGCCAGTGTGAGTGCGGAGTGGTAAAAGACGTGTATGACAGCTCCCTGCGTCTTGGCAAAAGCCGCAGCTGTCTGTCTTGCGCGAATCGAGGGCAAAAGCCAGGCCTGACAAGCGCAAGCCTGAAAAAGGCAAAGGAAAAAGAGGGACACGTCATTAACGGATGGAAAGTATTGGAAGTTTTGCCCGAAAAGAGGTCAGGTTGCTTTCTGTGCCGTGCTATTTGCCCGAAATGTGGGAAGGAAACCACCGTAAAGATCACAAGGCTTTCTCGAATCCAGCATTGCGCAGATTGCAACAGGGACATCGGAGAAAAAAACGGGGCAATTCACAGTACGGTTTACGCGGGTGGCTCTTCCCTTATGTCGATTCGCACAAGGGCGGTTGGAGGCCATATCAATAAAAATTCCACTTCTGGCGCAAATGGTGTGTGTAAAGACTGCCACGGTCGATGGCGTGCATATATCAATTTCCAACGCAAGCAATATCATCTCGGAAGCTATGACACGATCGAAAAAGCCACTGCGGCCCGCAAAGAGGCCGAAGCACTGATCTATGCCCCATACCTCAAAGAGCACGAAGGCTGGGAAGAAGAACTTTCCAGCAGGCTTGAGGAATTGAAGAAAAAGTAAAAAATCCCCCGGTGTTCCGTTTGGAGCATCGGGAGATTTCTGCGTCTCCCACATGGTACGCACTGCAAGTAGGCGGGCGGGAGACTGTTCAGCGCCGAATCTGGCGACTGCTTTTTTAATTCTCCGTTGAGCACGGAGTTGGCTCTTGAATGACCCGCCATGATACGCATTGTTAAGAGGCTCGGCGGGTTCTATTTGGTATATTATACCACAAATCGTGCAAAAAGAAAAGCCAGCGGGTAAACGTTCTTCCGCTGGCTCTCTGTACACATTTCTCCGAAGTGTGTGTACTCTACTTCGGACGGTATAAACAGTATATCACACATTCAGCATTTTTTCAATGCCTTTCAGCCGGTAGCCTACCGCCGTCCGGCTGTAATGGGTCTGTGCCGCAATGTCCGGCAGTGGAAGCCGCTCAACGTACCGCAGTAAGGCTATCTTACGGTCTACCCTCCCAAGCGGTGCACTTTTGATAGCGGCGGTCAACCTCTGTCGGTCAAGTCCTTGCAGCGCAGCGGGCAGCACTACGCGAGCCGCCGCCACAGGCAGCACCGAGCCAGAAGGGCTGCGGCAGCTGTCCGGCGTTGCGCACCATATTGCCAAGCACGGTAAAACGGTGACGTTTTGTCACCATTTTCGTGATGTCACGAAATTGCTCTTGTGCGGCGTACATTTTGTTGGTGTCAACAAAATGCTCGTATGTAGTGCTTGCCATGATATCCTCCTTACAGTGTGATTTCCTCAGCGTTCGCCTTGTCCTCAGCGTCCGCCTTGTCTTCTGCGTCCAGCGCGTCATAGTACGCCTGTGCCAGCTGCTCCACCTCTGCGATGTCATCTGCGGTCAGCAGTCCGTTGTCGTAGTGCATATATGCTTTATCCAGCCAGAACGCAACATCGCGGCCAGCGGCGATTTCACGCTTGATGGAGCGCAGGGTCAGGTCGTGCCGGGCTTTGCTTTTGATTGCCATGTGTGCCTCCTTATGTGTTGGTCATGGACGCTACTGCGTCCTCCAGCTTTTTGATTGCGATGTTTACATCCCTCTGATACACCAGCTTTACTCCCGCGCCGTCACTGGCCTGCACCACCGTGTCAGGGCCGTAGGCGGTGAGGGCTTTATAGGCGGCAATTTCGGCAGGGGTGAGCGGAGTTTCGATGGGGGTGGCAAGGGCGTAGTAGACGAGTACGTCGTTGCGTGAAAGCCATGCGTTCATACCGTCAACTGTGTTAGCAGTCTCTTGCTTGATACGTAAAAAACATACTCCTGGTGCATTTATAAGCATTCCCTCTTTTGAAGTGTTCGCAATTAGAGAATTTTGCGGAGCAAAACGATTAACTAAAAATAATTTCTGATTGTTACTCGTGAATGCATCGGAAAACTTGCGTGGAGCAATGAAGTTGGCAATTCCATAGCTGTTGATGGACTGCAACGTCTCTACTTCTATCAGCTTATAGGTGTTCACCTTCTGCACCTTCACCCCTCTCTCCAAGTCCACCTCGTCGCACACCCACTGTTGGCCGCTTTGGTCAGTGTAGTTGCCACCAGAGGTGACAGGGATGCCGGGTAGGCCGTTGGGCGTGGGCAGCGTGAGGAGCTGCCCACGGTAAGGTTCGTAGGTGGTTGCGGTCGAACCGAGTTCGAGCTGATACCAATAAGCCTTAAAGCTTGAGATTAACGTGTCACCCGTGTTATTAAGCAGAATTAACGCTTTTCCGTCAGAACCAGCTGTAAGAGTGACGGGCTTTCCTTGCATAACACCGTTTTTAGCCGAGTTTGCTTCTTCGCTTGGGCGTAAAAAGAATAAAAAAGCGCCGCCGTCACTACGATTTGGCAGGTTGGATGATACTGTGTAAGTTTTGTTCTGGGCAAGACCAAGCTCTATGGTCAGCTGCTTTATCTGACTTGGTATAATACCATCATCCAGCAGATTCTTCCCCGTCACCTTCACCGCCACGCTCCCGCCGTCACCTGCGCTCACGATAGGCACAGGTGCATCCGGAGCGGGTGTACCGTCCTGCGTGCTCTTGCCGTACACGGTCAGGCCGCACAGGGGCGCAGAGAAAGCATCGTCAACAGCGATGGGATTGCCTGTCTCCGTGCCCACAAGGATGTTCTGCCGCGCCTTGACTGCGCTGATTGCGTCGCCTGTAGCTTTTGCGTCTGCTGCCTTGCCGCTCTGACTCAGGGTGGCATCCACGGTGGCGTCTTTGCCGGGTGCGCCAGCAGGGCCCACCTCACCGGTCTCGCCCTTCTCGCCCTGCGGCCCCTGTTCACCACGAGGGCCAGTTTCACCCTGCGGGCCAGTGGCTCCGGTAGCGCCTGTGGGTCCTTGAGGCCCCTGCTCACCCTGCGGGCCGACCGGTCCGGTAGCTCCCGGCTCCCCCTTAAATTCCCCGGACGCAATGCCGTCCTTGAGCTCCTGCAAGCTCTCGGCGGCTTTTTTCTGTGCGTCACCGGCAGCTTTCTCGCTGGCAGCGGCAGCTTTCTCGCTGGCAGCGGCCTTTTGTGCGGCTTCTTCTGCCTGCTGCGCGGCGGTCTGCGCATCGGTCTTGGCCTGCTCTGCGGCGGCGGCATCGGTGTGCACGGCCCCCACCAGCTCCTGCCAGGCAGGTGTGCCAGGCTCCGGTTCTGTGCCATCCTCCGTGCCGGAGTTGGCGGCCACACGGTAGCGCAGATCTGCGCTGGTCACCGTGCGGGTGCCGTCACTACCCTCAAAGGTGACGCACCCGCTTCCGGGCTGGGCTGTCACGCTGGCAGGCACGCCCACCAGGCCGTCCACCACCAGGGAGGAGGTCGGGTCTTTGCCGTCCGGGACGTGCCAAAAAGCTCGGATGATCAGCCCTTCCCACTCGCCGGACACATTGACATGCAGCCGGTACACGCCCCGGTTCTTGGTGTAACCAAAGCGCACCAGCTGCTCATAGCCCGGCACTTTGACGACGCCATTGGATGCGAGAGATACGCTTTGCTCAATCATGCTTTACTCCTTGTTGATGGTAGGCTTCTTTTCTGCCAGTGCCTTCTTCATCAGGCTTACGGCCTTTTCAATCACTGCGTCAAGCACTTCATCCGTGATGATAGGCTTCAGCCATGCAGGGCAGGCCGCACGCAGCGCGTCAAAGACCTGCGCCTTTTTCTTGGCACCCTGACCGCTGCCCATGATGCTGTCCTCGGCCTTGCATACGAGGTCATAGGCCAGATCTTTGACCAGCTGCTTATAGCCCATGCGGATAGCGCCGACAGCCAAAGCCGCAAAGCCGACGATGATGAGAGCGATTGCGACGGGGGTTGGGATGAAATTAAGAATTGCTGCCATGTTTCGTTACTCCTTCTGTCAAATAGTTGTCAATGTCGGCCTTGCTTTTCTGCATGGCCTGAACGTTATTTCCGGTGAGCTGCGCTTCCAGCAAGGCACGCACGGCCTGCAGGGTCAGGCGGTTCACTTCGTCGATGTCTCCAAAACGGCTCAAATCGCGGGAAAGTGCCGCTGTGTGCTGGGTATAGCCGGTTTCCAGTGCGCCAACGCGCCGGTCAAGGTCGTCAAGGCGCTTGTTTTGCGCCTCGTCCGGCGCTCCGGCCTTTTTGATGTACTTGTGGATGATTTCCAGCACCTTGTCCACCGTGATAGCGCCAGCGCACACGCTGCCAAGGATGCTAACCACCCACAAGATTGCCTGCTCTTTGGTCATGCACCCTCCCGGAGACGGGTCAGGCCCTTCTTGCAGATGATGCTGGTATAGTCCTTGTAAGCAATGGACAGGTCAACATTGCCCGCAACGCCCGGCACGCTGCCGGAGCTGGTATGCTGCCACATTCCATAGGGGTATACCGTGGCAGGCTTCTGGCTACGGTAGGCAGCCAGCCACACATCATAGGGCTTGAGCGCCGCGCCGGTCATGTAAAGGTGCTTGTCTGCATAGCTCAGGTAGGTGTACAAGATAGAGTAAAATCCCCAGTCCTGCACCGTTTTCAGCTCGTAAGCAGTCAGGTCGGTCAGCGCCTCTTTGCTAAGCTTCGCGGGCAGCGCGTCCTCGACGTCCACAGCCACCGGCAGGCGCAGCGTCTTGCAGATCAGGGCGCTTTTCAGCAGGGCCAGCTCCTTGTCAGCTTCTGCCCGGCTGACGGACTTGAAATAGCCATACACGCCTACCGGGATGCCAAGCCGAGTGCACTCTGCATAGTTGCGCTCAAAGGTCGGGTCAAGATACGGCTTGCTGGGTGCGCCTGTCTTGCTGTTGCCCATTGCCCGCAGCATCACGCCGTCAATTTTTCCGCTGGCCTTGACCTTGTCCCAGTCGATGTTGCCCTGCCAGCGGGAAACGTCCATGATTGTTTTACTCATTTAAGCCTCCTTGTTCTTATTGCCGGTCTTGTCCTCCAGCAGCTCGATCAGCTCCTTATACTCGGCATCGGTGATGCGGCCAATGGCGTAGAAAACGTCCAGCTTGTCCGCAAGACCAGCGGTCTGTCCGCGCTCGATCAGGCGTTTACAGATACGATACAACATAGTTTTTACCTCCTTATGTGGTTCTTGTATCAGTGGTGGTGTCGTCGGTCAGTCCCAGCTCCAGCAGGGCGACGCGGTACTCCTGATCTACCGCCAGGGCGTCCGTGTCCGCCTGCGCGGACTGCGTCTCGGTCAGCAGCTCTGCCAAGGTGGGGTAGTGGTAGCCGGAGAGCCAGATGTCTACGGTGTAACCGCCGGTATTTATGTCCGACCCTGCCAATTCAAAGTGCAGGGTCCCGTCCGGTCGGAAAGTCGTGTTGGATGCAAAGATTCCATCGCCCTTGCCGAAGTTGTGGTTGACCGTGCCGCCTTTTGCGATATCTACTTCTTCACCGTATGTTTTGCCACTGTCGTTGTACCTCGACTTAACGTGCACATAGTCAAGGCCGTCTGGCATTTTGATGTCGTAGGAATGCCACCTTTTTCCGGTTTCCACGTGGTGGTTCCACACCAGCCGGGGCTCCGACTTGACCGCCACACTGGCCGCGATGGTGTCATACAGCGTCTTGCCGCTGAGGGTGCCGTCC